TCTATTCCAAAAGCACTTGGATGTCCAGCACATTTTATTCCAGAGTCTACTAAAGCTTTATTATAATCTAAACTGTATAATCCCCTAAAACTTCCCTTATAAATATCTCCACTTAATCTGAAAGCTATACTACTTTTTCTAAAAGTGTCTACTAATCTTTGAGCAATCACTCCTGAATAGTTGGTACTTGTATCTGTTAATCCTAAATTAGATATAACCATATTTCCATATAAACTGCAATTTTCTGAATTAGAATTTAAGACTTCTTTCTGTATTGTATCTATACCTAATTCTAATAAAGCATTTATTTTAGATGGCTTATTTAAGAATATATCTAATGCAATAGAAGAATAGCCTGCTCGTATAGCCTTGTTAAATAAAGGTACCAACTTAAAATGTATAAAAGTCTTAGTTAAATACTTATTATACTTATTTATATTGTTCATTAAAGTTTTTAATGTAATGTTCATCTCAAAATTACACAATGTAGACTGTATATACCATTGATTTCGTGAATTATTAAGCTTTACAGCATCAGAGAATAGAGTAACCCCTACTACCTGATATAAAAGCTTTGATTTTAATATACTCTTCTCTGATAAACCTAAAATATTCTCTATGTTTCTAAAAAATTCATAACAAACTTGACAGCCACTCATATCAGGAGATAAATTACTTATTATATTATTAATGATATAGTATACCCCTTTAGAAGTATTGCCATAATATAAATGCTCAGTATCAATATTCCCTACTCTGTCATAATCTATTTTATGATGGTCTAACACCAATACATCACAATTAAATTGCTTTATAATATTAATATCACTAGAACTACTATCCACTATAATAAATAAATCAGGCTTTACTTTATTATTTATATAATCTATATGTTTTTCACTTAAACCATGCACCTTATCTTTATTTATTACGGGCTTTATACAACCACTTAAACCTAAAGAACTTAAAAACTCATAAACTACATAAGCTGAACCAATTCCATCCATATCAATATCAGCCAATAAATTAATAGTACTTCTATTTACTATATGTTTCTTTAATAATTCTATTGCTTTATCCTGACCCTTAAAGGATAAAAGTTCTGGCTCCCCTAAATTTTCAATCTCAACTAAAGTACTATATAACTCTCCAAACTTATTCTCTAATATCTCTTTCCCCATTTGTTCCCTCTTTTCTAAACTAAAAAGACAGGTATTTCTACCTGTCCTTAAAAATTTTATCTTACATCATATTATACAATCAAGCCTAGCTTATATTTACTCGCTATCTTCTTGTTCTCTTGACTTTTTGATTTCTTCATAAGTATCTTCAAAATCCATAAATTCCTCTGGAGTCATAGCCTTTAATATTAAAGCCATAACATCAGTAACAAGTTCTGAATTTATCTTAACTCCCTTTTGAGTAGGGGCTATCTCTCCATCTTCCTTAGTATAATAATTTCTTATATCTATACCATCTGAACCTCCATAGGTTGACCTACTGACTGCTATATGGTCTCCTCTTTCGTTCTTCTTAATTGCTCCTACTAGTGTACTTGTATTTTTCTCTGCCATGTTTTTCTCCTTTTAATGCTTTGCCTTTATTAAGACTGGTTGCTATATCCCTTTTACTGAACTTTTCAGGAGTATACCCATAAATAATATCATGAAATTCAGTTAGTCTTTTTATGCTGTATGTACTTATCAATATATCACAGGACACACAGCATATATTATCTAACAACCAGTCTTTATCCTCTAAGTTATTTCTCATATTAATTATAAAGAATAACATTCTGAATATTAGTTCTATAAGAATCTCCATTCAAATAAACTATGTCTACAAATTTACCATCAGTATCCACATAGTAATATTGAATTTTTCCATCCCTTATAAAATCTCCATCATGTATTCTGGCATTATTGAATACAAGATTATCTGATTTACTAGAACCCTTTGATGTTAAATTATATGCCCCAAAGCAAACTAGGCTAAACAAAGTAATAACAGCAAGAGCCGTTACAGGATTGTTTCTTCTCCTCAATCTTATTCTTTTATCCATGCTTTTATTCACTTTCTTCATAAAAATCCCCTTTCATTTTTATTACATCTATTATACCATATAAAATGACATTTGTAAAGAAAAATATTACACTAGTTTAACATTTTTATATTATTTTACACTTAAATTATTCTGACTCTTCATCTGGTACAGTTTCATCAAATTCATGAGTATCTATCCTACCCTCATTTACTTCTTTTCCAAGTTCTTTATTTACATTAATATGTAAACTAGAGAACTTAGGTATTGCATCTTCAATATTTATAAAATGAACTATATTATTCAAAATATTTCCACGCAATATCCTATAATCACTCTTATCCTCTGACTCTAAACCTACCTTAAACTTACCATCATCCCAATAAACATAGTCTTTTACTTTATAATTCAAATATTTATTATCAGGAACATAATATTCAATATCACCCCAATTTAGTAACTGTATAGGTTCTCCATTCTCATTAGCTTTTATATAAATTCTACTGTTTTCAATGTATAATTTAGAACTATCTAACTTAGCTACTTTTTCTAAAAGCTTATTCTCATCAACATAATTCAATCCCTCAGAACCCTCATCTACTACACAATCATAAAAGTCCTCTGGTATAATTAAAGATGTTTCATAGTCATCATAACTATTAGACTCTGTATTGTCTGTTTCACTAATCTCATTTTCAGTTGCTTTACTTTCATAAGTAATAGGGACATAGGGGCTACCATCTGGATTTTCTCCATACATTAGCCTACCCTGAACTATGCCTAACTCTTCGTTAGTGGGTCCATTATAAGCATCTACTTGTTCACCTGCTAATTTTTTAATGTTCCACTTCCAAAATGCAATATTGAAGTTAGTATCCACAGAACCATCAAAGTTTTCTACCATATTTCCTAATTTAGTTATGTTACTTATTAAACCTTTTTGAAGTAAATTCATGTGGATATACCTATCACAAGTGGTATAAATTCTATCTAATAACTCTTCAGTTATATCTGCACTGTTGGAATAATCATCCCATAAGTTATCTATATCTCTATACAAAACTAAAGCTTTAACTCTCTCATCTTCAGTTAATCTATCTACAGAAACATTATCTGAATAAAATTCATTACCATTAAATTCGTTTCTATAATGCTTGTAGTTATACTTTAATATTATATCTGTTCTTAAGTCATCTAAAAATCCCTTAATGTCATCTGTAATATCTATAGAAGTTTTACCAAGAGAATCCGTATTAGTATTGTATATATCTTTTATCTTCTCCATGTCAGTTAAACTTATTACAAATGACTCTTTAATCCCATCAGATAAACTTACAGCATTTGCTATTTCCTCATTATATTTACTAACACTTATACCATTAATGGAATTATTATTGGATTTTTTAGAGCATCCCACTAAGGCTAAGATTATCACTAACAAACTTACTATTTTTCTCATTACTATTCTATATACCTCCTAATTGCTACTATATTTCTATAATGTATATTATTTCCAGTCTTAACTCCTCCACCACTAGTATAAGATTTACTATTACTAGAATGTATAATCTTACCATTTCCTAAATACATTACAACATGACTTACACCGCTATCTCCATAAAAGATGAGGTCACCCGGTTTTAATTCGCTTTCATTTACTGCCCTACCAGCTTTTGACTGTTGAGAGGAAGTTCTTGGCAAACTAACACCAAACTTCTTATATATTTCCCTAACAAACCCACTGCAATCTGAACCATTCTCTAAAGAATTACCACCACTAACATAAGGACACCCTATGTATTTTATAGCCTCAGAAGTAATATTAGTTAAACCTCCGCAATCTCTAACATTTTGTATATCTCTATCTAATAAAGTTTTTCCTAAAGCAGATACACCACTGTCTAAATCAGTAACTGGAGCACCACTTCCTTGATTTGCACCTGCTATATTAATATCTGTACTGTTTTCATCAGTATCCCCAGAAGCTCCAGCAGAAGAATTAGTTGAACTATAATAGGCTAAATAATCTGCATACCCTTCTCCAGGTGTTACAAAAATATCTTGATCTGGCTTTTTTCCTCTTAGAATATCATTAAATGTATTTTTTCTACTAGGTCTACCTTCCCTAGAACCATTTACCCAATTTCCACTGTCTACAGTATAATAATTTCCTTCACTATCCTTATATCTTATAACTACATAATGACTTCCACCAGTCCACAAAGGACTTTTAGTAACAAACATTACCATTCCACCAGCATTTAATGTCTCATCTACTTTACTTTGACTGAATCCCTCAGTACTAACATTAAATAATTGTTTTCCCTTAAATCTAAAGCAATCTAAAACAGCACTAACATTTTTACTGTATAATACATTACCAGAAAAAACTCTCTGATTTTTTGTTGCTGTCACGCTCAACTGTGGACTCACATAAGATGTCATTATTATTTCTGGCGGAGTTATATACCTATGAAGCATAGTTGATACTATAATAGATAAGTCACAAAATCCACAGCTAGAACTTGCAAAAGTGGCTCCGCTTACTATTCTCTCATTTCCATGCCCCCCATAAACATAATTTTTACTCCAGTAAGGGTCTGAATTCGCAAACTGGCAATATTGCAATACACCAACACCATCCCCAAACTTATCCTTAAAATTATCAGGTATACCAGTCCAAAGTTCTGGAGTAGAAAATTTAGGGGCTATTCCAATAGTATCTTTTAATGACTCATATAAATTAGGAGCAGTTTTATACATTTCAGCTACTTCTTCTGGAGTTAATTGCTTTCCAGAAGCATCGCAATACAAACCTTGAGGTAAACCAGGAGTTTCAGATAAGCCTATCTTTGTTTCCCCCACTGTAGTTCCACTATTATTACCACCTTTACTGCAAGGGCAACCACAGCTACATCCAGGCTTACAAGTACAATTAATATGAGTAGAAATATTGGAATTATTACCTGTACCACTTACACTGCTTCCATCTAAAGTGGCTGTTCCAGTTGTACTTCCTCCAGTTAAACCAAAGGATGAGTCAGTTCCTCCTCCTTGGAAGTGTTCTTTCCATCCAGTTTTACTTCCTAACTGCACTTTATAAGTTCTTGTACCAACTACTTTATGCCCTTTTAACTTATTTCTAAATGATGTTGCACCCCACCATGGTTCAAACATCATCATTTGAGTTATATTACTTCCTTTTCCACCACTAGGTCCTACACCAGTATTATTATAAGTTAGCTGACACCAGCCTGTGCTTTCTATGTCATACCACCAATTATTCTTGTACCATTTATGACCATGAGAACCTAAATGACTTGCCTTACAATCAGTTACTATAGCTGGTATAACAGTTCCATTATCTAAAACAATATCTATATATAAACCTACAGTAGCCTCAGTAGTAAATTTCGCTTTTCCTTCTTTGTTAAAAGCAGGTGGATCCTTTTTTCTCGGAGAATAATTATTTGGATCAGAAGATAAGCTCTTATAAATCTCAAAATTACTATCCTCCAATACCATAGCAGCAGGAACAGCCATAGGAACTCTTCCATCCACTAACTGCATTACTCTACTACTACCACTTTTACTTAATCCGTATCTATTTCCTATACTACTTCCTGTAGTTTCATCTACAGTAGATTTAACATTGATATCTAAATTAAAATCCCCTAATCCATATAAAGGGTTATCCTGTGGTATAGTACCATCCCAAAATTGTTTATATACTCTGTCAAAATATCCATACTTATCTCCATTCATTGTAAAACCATCATATATAGGTACATTATCATCTTGACTTACTAATTTTCCTAAGGTACCTGAACTTGATTTACTTATACCAGTGGAGCCTGTATTTCCTACAGAAGTACTTGTATTACTTGTATTAGTACTATTTGTATTATTACTATTACTTGTATTAGTATTACTTGTATTTGAACTATTTGTACTATTACTTGTGTTACTATTACCTGTATTAGCTGCATTTGTAGTACTGTTACCATTATTAGCACTGCTGTTATCTGCAGAACTTGTATTATTTGTAGTTGTACTGCTTGTATTTGTATTTCCTTGAGATATACTGCTAGCTGCACTACTTCCATTGCTATTAAACCAACCTGACTCTATTTTAATGCCAGCCTTCTCTAAACTATTAAGAGCTGATAAACTACTATTCTTTGATATAGCGTTGTATATAGCATTTGTGCTGTATCTACAATATCTTCCAAACCACTTATAACCACTACCCCACTTTCTCTCCATGTTATTAAATAATTCGGCTTTTTCTGAATCACTTAGCACAGTAGTATTATTTATTACCCAATCTACAGCAGAACTCTTAGCATTCCCACTTGTATCTCCAAATTTTTGATTTACAAAATCATCATATCTGTTAGTCATTATATCCACAAAAGCTCTAAGATAATTAAAAAATATAGGACTACTTGGATATGTTGTTTTTATATGACCTGTTCCATTATTGTGTAATGTTAAAGCCACATAATAACATGCTAAATTCTTTTGTTCATCTGTGAATGACTTATAGACTTCATTATTTACTAACCAATCACTGGAAGCTACCTTATCTCTTCTCTCGTTTATATTGGCACAAAAATTAACTATAGCTGAAGGATAATACTCGCAATCCCAATACCATTGAGTGTATCCCATACTTCTCTCTATTGCTAATCCAGTACTCATTCCAGGATAATTATTTACATTCATTCCAGAAGCGTCTAGCATAGATTGATACTTAGGTATATCCTTACTAATAAATCCACTTTCACTACCTACACTGTTTCCCTCTATCTGAAACCAACCAGCTGCTCCACTTCCACTTGTACCTTTTCTTCCATTATAGGCTCCAGTAGTAACACTATCCAAAGCTTTTGAGCTTTGCCTTATTTTCATAGCTGACTCTATGTATATACTACCTCCAGTCTCAACTGATACAGCTGCATAAGGAACCCACATAGGTACACCCATTGTAGCAGTAATGTCCTTATTCAAGAAGAATATTTGGTTTACTAAATTATCTTTATTCAAATCACCAGTAAACTTTAACTCCCCTACAGTATTTAAGTTTCCAGAATTATTACTACTTCCACCTCCCCCACTACTACAAGTACACTTACTAGGATCATCTTTACAACCACATGTACAAGTACATAAATTAGCATCCTTAACTTTGGCGTTATTATCAGTAGCAATTAATTCCTTATCTTTATGACTTATATAATAGTAACTGCTTACAGTAGTTACTAATAAGACTATTGATATCATTACAGCTATAAAAGCTAGTATATTATAGGCAAACCCTATTCCAAAGAAAAACTTCCAGAAATTAAACTTATTATTCTTCACCATCATTTGTAGGTAGACGGATTGGAGTCTTCGTGTTTGGTTTACATACAGTCCAAACGTCTGAGATTGGACCATCATCTATGATCCAGTTCATCGCAGTTGCTTGAATCTGTGCGAGTTCAACAGCATCCATGACTTCACTAGTGTCGCCCATGACACGAGCTAAGAGTTCAGGAGTGTTGTAGTCATTGTCCTTGTCCCATTGCCACCACTTGTCGTAGTCATCGAAAGGGTTGTAAGGATTGTCGAATGTTGTTAACAGTACATCAACAACAGTTGTCTGTGCTTGATAGTCTTCCATGCCTTGCACTCCTTCCTACTAGACTAGGTTCTGTATAGTAGAGACACCAACACCAAGAGCCTCAGCTACTTCGGCATAGGTGTGTCCCTTCTTAAGCATAGACCTAGCTCTAGACGCGTTAGCTAGGGACATAGCAGTCTCTTGTTTAGGAGTAGCCAGTTGTTTAACTCTATCACTGTCTGCAAAGCGTAGTACATCAGTAAGCATCTTAGTACTAACAGCACCAGATTGAATTGCTTCCCATTCGTCATTCTCTATTTGGATCCTAGTCTTAGCACCATCAGCGCCAGTCTTAAGACGGGCTGCTGCAATAGCCTGTTGTTTAAGCTTCTTAAGTTGGTCCTTCTGCATGTCAGGATCTCTCTTTTCAGCGATCACTTTGTTAGCTATTAGTTGTGCTTGTCTTTCTCTAGGAGAGTTAGCTAAAGCTAAGTTTAGCTTGTGTTGTAGAGACTCGACTTGTGTCTTGTACTTGACTTTAGCCTCTTTGTTAACGACTAGATTAGGCGATGTCTGTACAACAGTGTTCGCCTTGTCACGCATCTTACCAAGGGCATTGATATAGTCACCATACATGTTTTCAATAGGGGTACCAGAACCTAGTTTCTTAGCATCCTTAACTAGTTCTACAACATGATCTGTAGAGATAGTTTTAGTCTTCTTAATAGTAGGCTTTAATCTAGGATTGGCAGCTAGTTCCTCAGGAGACCTGTCCTTATACCAGGTTTCTAGGGTACGGTGTTCTGTCTTCGATCTAGAAATAAGAGTTGAAGCACCGCTTTTTATATTTCCAGAAATAACATCATAATGTTCTTGATATGTTTTTTTAAGATCCTTAATATTATGTTCTCTTTCTGAACGAGCGACATCCAAATTATGTTTCTCAGCATCAATAACAACCATAGAATGTCGAACCGCTCTAGCAATTTCAGATTGAGAAGCTCCTTTTAAAGTCATGTCAGTAATAAGATTCGAGACTTCGCCCATTGTCTTTTGTTTTACTGTCCAGTTACCTTTTGAATCACGAGGTAATAACTTTTCATTAGGAGACCAATATTCTTTTGTATCAAAGTTCTTTAATTCTTTTAATGAGCGACTAGTTTTAATTCCGTTTTTATTATTAGGAATAACCATAACTGTGTCTCCATCAAAGTCTGCACCAGATAATTTACTTGCAACAGATGAATCAATACCGACTGCATCTTTTGCACCCTTCATAAATTTAGCTGCGCCATTACCAAGTTTATTATTAACAGTTAATTCTGGTAATTCGAAAATACCACCATGAGGATAACGAACAAGAACAACCTTCTCGCCATTCTTAAAGTTTGGTGCGTAGATTTCATTTGCTTTAATACCTGACAAAGGTAATAGGACTTGACCTTTCATTCTATCGAAACCAACAAGTTTCAAATTATGACGTTTGGTTGTAAGCCCATCAGCAAAGTCTTGCATCATTACTCGTTTAACTACAGGGTTTGTGAGATTATTAATTTCATCAAACTCTTTTTGTAGTTTATCATAAGTGGCTTGGATTCTTCCCTTAACAAGAGCAGGTGGTTGTTTAGAAACAAACTGAGAAGATAAAGTCTTGGACCAAGTTCCCCAGTCACCTTCCTCATTTACTTTATTGATAGCGCCTTTCTGTCCATTCGGTTTGATTTGTGCACCAAATGGATTATCAGGATCATCTTTAAGTTTCTTGAGTACATCTTGTTTAGAAGTTCCTTGATGTTTGTTGGTGTTGAATATGATGTCGACGCCTTTAGGGAAATCCTTAGGGTCACCATAAACTGCCATACCTTTAAGATAATGTGTTCCGCCTACACCAATACGAACTTGAGCATAGCGAGAGCCATCTAGGTCTAGACCTTTTGCTCCTGGACGAATTTCCATAACACCATCTTTATCGGTACCACCTTGTTCAGCATAGCGAATATCAACACGCTTCCAATCAATATGTTCAATTGGTTTCAAACCTAATTTAGTATGACCATCTTCAGTCTTATAAATATTCGGAGGTTTGATTTCATGTTTATGTTCACGAACAATATCCGGATTTGATTCTTTGGTCAAGACTTTCATCTCAACCCAGTGATCATCGTTGGTAGCATTCTTAACATAAACTTTATGCATGTGATATCCATCGGACTCTAATTGTTGAACCGCACGTTTAAGCATGTTCTCATTGATTCCGAGTTGTTGTGCTGCTCCCAAACCTACGTCCAAATATGGATTCTCTTTAATTAAATCTTTCAAATCAGATTTAACTTGTTCCATACGATTGACTTTCTGTTTGACAGAAGCATCCATGTTCATACGAACTGTAGATTCGGGAATACCAGTTCTACGAGATATCTCAATCGAACCTAATCCCTGATCTGCTAGCTCTTGAATTCTGGAAATATTGTGTAAACGAATTTCTTGTTTAGCAATATTATTACGAGAACGGAATTCAGTTGTTGTAATACCAAGTTTCATTGAAATTTGAGTATCACTTAAACCATCCTTCCGATATTTTGCAACCTTATCGGACCATGAAGTAGCCCGTTGATATGCATTCTCACCAGAACCCCACGAATATCGTCCACTGTGTGGAACATTACCTTGGTGAGGAGTTCCTCGGTGTAAGAGAATATCCTCATAAGCTTCTTGTAAATCCATTACAAATATGGTCCTTTCTATTTAGGTTTGTTCTCAAGAATACCTGAAAATTCTTGAATAGTATGATATGCGTCGTATACATCTTCTGCATCAGGAATATAAGTCTCAATGTTCTCACCTTGATAAATACGTAACTCAAAGTCAGTCTTCTCAGGTTTGACACCGTACTCTAAACAGAAATATGCTGCGTATACGAGGAGTTGTTCCATCTTTGGTTTAGTGACACCAGTTTTTAAATCATGAATCCTCAGAAATCCTCTTGGATTATCTTTCTTAGGAGGGTCATAACGAATAGCATCAGCTGTACCAAAAGCATACGGACTGTAAAATAACAATACTTCACTATCCATATGATAACCGATTGCATCATTAACAAAATTCGCGACTGCAGGATGTGTGTGTCCTGGCAATAAGCGAATTCTATGATTAATCGCGTGACTTGCAAATTCGTGTAACTCAGTACCTCTTTGCTTAGCTTTTTCATTCTCAAATCGCTCTACCAATTTCTCTGGTGTGTAGTGTAACCAATGACATTGGCTAGCGCTAAGAAATGAATGCTTACCTTCGTACTCGATGTGTCTGTTCCATTTCATCTAATACTAACTCCTTGTTCTCAGGATATATGGTTCGAGCCCATCCACCAGCTTTGTTATACTTTTTCAAATAAAATTCTTGGTTTGGTCGATATGGCGCATTCGCACTTCTCTTAACTTCCAAGTGGTAAGAATATGCCCCAATGTCTACAGACAAGTCAGGGATACCTTGAATATGACCGGAGTCATTCTTTTTAACGATTGCATCAGGAAAACGTCCATAAATATCCTGAATCAATGTTCGTTGAAAATCTCTCTCAAGTTTGGACATGTTTGTTCTACCCAATTCCTTTCGTTAAATTTCTTTTTGCTAGATATGGATCTAGCGATAGCATCATCAATGGATGCCGGGGACTTCAAATATATGTAATACAGATCTTTAAAGGAGGTATTCACTCGGTTTATGCGACCTTCGGATTGTTCCATGATTCGGTAGGAGTAGTTCAATGAATAAAATAAGATTGTATCTGTCGTAATACAGTTCCATCCCTCGGCGCCTGCGGTGTATTGCACTAAATATACCCACGTTTCAGCATCTGGAATTGTTTCGTGCTTTTGACCGTTCCACTGATAAAATGCCCTATTTAATTCTTGACAAATCTCTTTGAGAATATCAAGTTCATAGGTATAGTTGTAGAATATAATGATTCTATCACGAGTCATGATTTGTTGTTTAACATTCTCGCGTCGACGGTCGCTTGTATTAACAATGCGACGTAAGACTTGTGTAAATTCAGAAGCGTTCATGATAGGCTCTTCCGTAAATGGATTGAACCGAGTATCGGTCACTTGTTTATACAAATCCTTATCGAATGAAGCATTAATATATTGTCTGTGTGTTCTAGTAGTTCTGAAGTCTTGCATTGGGACAGCAATATGTTGTCTCAATCGTTCAAGACGATCTGTCTCATGATATCGTTTGATCTGAGGGAACTTAGAATATGGATTGTACTCAACGTGTCTATCCACGAAATCAGTTTTGTTTCGGTAGAAGTTGTTCGCTAAGAATATACACATCCAATCCATCCACACATCGCCTGGTGTTGCTGTTAGCATAATCCATTTGTTTCTTCGAGCAATCTTAATAAAAGATGTACCCCATGAACCATAACCAATCGCTCGTTGTTCATCGAATAAAAAGAAAGCGTCTTTAACATCAAGATACTTTGTAATATTATTCCATGAATCGACAACACCTTCAATACCGAGCATCTCTAAGTCTCGGTGCCATTCTTTATCATTTCGCTTTTTAGCTACTGTGATAATATACAGAGGCAAGTCTCTATGATTCTCCAAATAATAGAAAAGGCCAGTCAGGGATTTACCCGAACCAACCTTTCCACATAAAACGGATCCATTGTGTAATCTATTTATGGCTTTACGCTGGTAATCATAAAGTTCTATCTCGTAACCGTTATTAGAAACCATATTTACGACGTAGTGGATTGTCTACCACGTGCACATATGCATTCTTAAGGTTAAGACGAGCATATTGTCCATCTGGGCTTGGGTCACGACGAGCAATCGTCATATCACAAGCTGCGATTTCCATATCATCTAACATACCAAGTTGGTCTTCGTTTGTCAAATATGTACGTTCATGAGATTCAACAAGGTCGTCTGTTCCAAGAGCACCGTCATCATAAATGATTGCGACTGATGGCATACTGAATTGTGTGTAAACACGGACTTTGAAGAAATATGTTGGGGTGTACATATCTGGGTTTTCTTGCATTTTCAATTCTTGTTCTGGTGTAGATGCTTTTGGTTCATATAGTTTCACATTGATACCATACTGTTGAAGCAATTCTACATCATCCGGATTTACAGCGACGTTAAAATAACGGTCGCCTGCTCGGTTATACTTTCCTTCTGGTCGCCCAGAGAAGTTACGAGCAAATACGAATTGAACATCCTCAAGGATGAGTTGCGAGTTTGAAATTTGTGTGATCTGTGTCATAGTTATGTCCTTTCTATTCTGACGTGTGTCTGACTTTCCACAAAAAATAAAGAGAGGCGCAAAATTTCAAGAATTTTGTTCTTCCTCTCTATTATGTGCCATGGAATTCCTGCGTGAGGTTTTCTAACATGAGATTATGCGGACTCTGGCGTCTTAATTTTCAGAGTTCCGTGATTAATACTAATAGCTGTTGAAGAATATGACTCTTGCAATTCAAGAGCGTCAATATAATCTTTAGGCATATCGTCTACAATCTTCGTAATATCTCCAACCTTCATTATTTTTTTCAATCCATCGATTGCTACTTTATCATAGTAAGCGAAGTCGACGTCCTCGATATCAAACTGATCTGTCTGTTTAAACAAATATCCTTTTGTTCCAGTGACAGATTTAAAGTTCTCATCATCTTCGGTCCACATACATTCTGCTCCAGACTTGGATGCATAAATAGAACCGACCTTACCAACGAACTCATCGCCAAGATAAATATGACCTTTGGATTGTTTAGTGATAAAGAAATCTCTATCAACTAATTCTTCTTTGGTCCAAACCCGTTTAAGCAAATATGTATTAGCATACTCTGCACCAACAGGAGACCAGCTGTCATCTTCGAGCTGAGCAATATAAACCGCGTTATTAATTAATGCCATACGTTTGTATGTATGCTCATGTTCAAATTTGTAGTTATACTTTTCTTGTTTACCGAAGTCATGAACGAATTGAATAATCTTCTCATCGGCATTTGGAACTTTAACAGAGTCCGTCTTAATATGACAGACTTTGTATCCTTGTTCTTCGATTGCGAATTTCAAGTCGACCATGAATAACGCTCCACGTTTCGCGACAATATTATCCACATTGTCTGGGTGTTTGAATTTATTATCAAACTTAGCAGAGGTCATTCCGTAAACGGAGTTAATAACAATCTTCAATGCAGTAACCAATGGTTTCAAATATTCAGGGTTGTCAAGGAACGGAGCCAAGACACCATCGAACATTTGTTTTACTTCATCAATCTTATTATGTTTCAATAAAACACGGACCTTCAATAAGTCGGCATACCTTTGAGTATACGGTCCGAAATAGTTCATGTTAACCAGTGAGTTTGGATGCATAGACTCAACGTCGAGTAAAGCGACATCAGAATATACTCCAGGCTCAGCATATACAAATCCACCTTCACCAGTTTCGAATCCACGATATGTTGATTTACCGAAGCTGTATTCGTAACCAGGGAATATTTTATTGAGGTGTACATAGTTAAACTTGTCTTGCGGACGAGGGTCATCACCAAATATAAATTTGGCAGTGAGTTGGTTGTTCGTTGCATTCATTGAGCCTTTGGCAATTGTGGCCAAGATTTCTCGAGCAACATAGTCCGCATATATTGCATCGAATAATTTCTCAGTTGCATCTACGTCATTAACGCAGTATTCTACAACCGTATCAATTAATTCGTCAGGTACTGGTTTATCCCAAGGGATTTCCATCTCAACGTGTTTGATACCCAAGTCAACTTCCCAACGTTTAAGTGACTGTTTCTTTTGAGAGTATTCGTAAATATCTGTGTAGCTCAATTCGTAAGCTGCAGCATACATTCCGCTCTTCGCATTCTTCTCGTTGATGATGCGATGCGACTGAGCAAATAACTCCATATTGTTTGAACCCAACAAGCGAGCATACAGAATATGGTTATCGTATCGTCGGTTGTTAAATCCAACCAGAGGGAATGTCATCAAATATTCAATCTGATCTGGAGTTGGGTTAATCCAACGAGTAAACTCATCTTCATGATACTTCTTCCAGACGACAACAAATAAATTCGGATACACCTCGATATCGAAGAACACTAATTCTTCTTTCGGATATATCTTTGTGAAGTTCGTAAGCTTCGCTTCCGTCTTCCCGTCATCATCTCGTAGAGTTGACCATGGAATTTGTTGAAATACGGCAAGACAGTAATCCTTGTTGTTTGTAGAGCGAATGGCTCTCATAAATACAGCGTGACGCAAGTCTGTAATATCATACTCGAGTCCCATATCAGCCGCCTTCTGAATCTCATGTGCAATAAAATCAATTGTTGGTTTGGTATTCGGATGACTTGGTTCTTTACCTTCAATCATTCCTAGTTGACGCTTTACAAAATTACGGAGTGTCTTTTCCGTATATGTGATTTCTTTGATCTGGTCGTACATCTCTCTATCCTTCTTCTCCTTCAACGGTAAGCCCGACGAAATATGAGATAGCTGGAGATTGTTAGATGCTTTATCAATTCGTCGTAAAGAGGCTTTACCTCGATACACTTTGATTTCAATATTCTTTTCGACCAAATTATCCAACTCGTTCACATTCCCATCGTAAATATAATGTAGGTGAATGCCCTGTCCAGATTTCGAAACCTCCGCATAAGTCGGTGGAAATTTAGAAGCTGCCTCTTTGTTCAACTCCAAATTCTTTTTACCGTTCTCATCCTTCAAATCAAAATCCAGAATAACATGATTGAGTGGAACCTTGACCCAGTGTAATTTGTTTGTCTGAATATCCGACAGCTTGGTCACGACATTATCCCATTTCTCCGATGGGTTGCCATTTCGCAAAGCTGCTTGTGCTGGATAATCTGCTGCGAGTTTATTAAAGACCTCATTGTGGTGGTCGAACTCCAACCAATTATCAGGAACAACCGTATCATCTGCTTTCGTTGTACCAACGACTCCCTCAGGAAATGCGATGTTCCATCTAAACCCTTTAAAATAATTATTGACGCGGGTACCATCAACATGACTGTCCTTCAGCATCGTATCAAAATATCGAAGTGCTTCTCGTTTGATTGTTGCTTTATATCCATCTGTCTTCCATCCCATGTCTTCCAGATACTCACGATATAACTCACTGATTTGTTTCAATGTAATACCGTTTTGCATATGGATGGCATTGCTTCGGATGAAGTCAAAGATATGATCAGTCTGTTCTGCCATGTCCACGTCGAAATAATCGTCATAATAATCAAATCCTAATTCTTCAAACCTACTAATCGCCATGTGAGCAATATAAGGCAACTCATACTTAATCTGACTCATCAGTTGATTATACCTTGTATGACTAACCTTTTGTCCACTTGGGTTCACAACGATAGCTCTTCGAGTAATACCCGAGTCTACGTTACGAACTTTATATCGTTGGTTTGAGGCGGTAATTAACAACCCAATAAATTTAACGTCATAAGGCTCTTTGAATTTCTTGTTGACGGATATGGTTTCATGACTTGTCAGTTTCAATAACGGAGTATCGTTATAAATATGACTGATGTCCGTATCCTCGTCAATCAATAACGGAACCTCTTGAATTTGTCCTGTTGCAAATTGGTCTGCACTAGTCAGCAATTTCAAATCAATCGTTCCACAATAATCTTCAAACAGCATTCGGAATATCTTTAGGACCGTTCCCTTACCGCTACCTTTCGAACCATACAAATACATGAACTTCTCAATCTTGTACATCTTGTTCGTAAATAACGCTCCCATGAACCAGAGGATTTTGTCTAGCTCTTTTGGAAGATACAATGTCCCGATCAATTCCTTAAACGCAACCGCTTCTCCTTCTTGAGGTGAATAGGTCAATTGCGTTGTTGCGTAATCCCTTCGCTGCATCTTGTGATCAGCAAATAAAACTTTCTGGTTGAAAGAAATATCACTCGCTTCACAAGCTTTACAGAAATCTGCAAATAAACGAAACTTACCAGCAGATGCTTTACGAATCTCTTTTACATCTATTCGTAACCCAGGACGCCCATCTTCCAATTCTCTTGCTCTACGCCAAAGCAAAGAGTCAATATCATAAAATAGGTTCTTCTGTTTCGTGTCCCAGAAACTTCCATTCCAATATGCGTAAAACTTGGAACCTTTAACCACCAAGTCTTTCGCGTCGCCAAATATAAAGTCAGGAGAAACCTCATAATCGAGCGTTCGATTATTGGAAGTGAACTTTTTCACAGACACATCTAAAAAATCCACTAAATTCTACCTCCTTGTGCTACACACAGTTTTTGCCCTCGATTCCCTATTGTTATTATATACAGTTCACTTTTTAACTCATCCCTAATAACAATAGAAAATGGGAGATTTTCCTGTGCGATTTCGGGTTTTTTAAGTTTTCCCCATGTTTTTTCGTGCAGTTTCACTCAATTTACCTCAAATATTATAGTACTCTAAGTACCTGCACAAAAAATTTTCATGTGTTGAAGCCGATTTTTCGGGCAGCAAAATGAGGCAAAACCAGCAGTTTTCCTAAAATATTTAGGTAATTCTGTCCAATTTCACCCCATAAAACACCCGTTTCGACCCTACTTTTTGTCCGTTAACCAGAGGATTTCAACAAAATAATGCCCATTTTTACCCTTAAATCCGTGCTCTGCCACCCGAATTTGATAGGTAAAACCATGGATAATCGCCTCTCCAACAGTCCCAAATAACCCCATAAGAACCGGATTTCGGTCCAAATCCATATGCCATCCACGAAGCGTTCCGTCTGGATTCTTCAAACTAACCGCATCATGATAGTCCAATACCATAGGCTTTTTACTCATTATTCTTCCTCTTTTCCTTTCGATGTAGCATCCAAATGCTTACTACTCAAGTAGTAATGATATGACAAAACGTGCTGCTTTTGAATAACAGCCTTCTGCAAAGTATCATCAGTCTTACCATATATGATATCTATAAAGTAGTCTCCTATGCGAACATTTCGAACATCATGAAATACTTCTGGTAGCTCTCCGAAAGTACATCGTTTCTCTTCAAAATATTCTTGAGAATATACAACAACTAGAGTTTTAAATACTTTTTCTGTATCACTCATTGATAACCTTCTCTTTCGCGTCCTTACCAACAGTCGTTGTAATCTTACCATCTGGTTCAACAGTAAATGCAGGCTTCTCTTCAAGACGTCCATCAGGAAGCAGCAAATACCAACCATCGTTGTAACGAATAAATGCATCTGACTTCATATCGCCATTTGTAGCTTCCAAGTAATACCAGTTGTCATAGTATTTAACCCAGCCAGTAACCATCGCTCCACTACGGTCGAAGTAGTACCATTTACCATCAATTTTCTTCCAGCTAGTGGCCATGTATCCGTCTTTGTCAAACCAATACCACTTACCATCAGTGTGTTTCACCCAGTCGTTAGCTACCATATAGCCATTCGCGTCAAAGTAGAACCAAGATTTGTTTTCTTCAATGTATTCAAATTTGCTTGTAGGATAACTTCCATTCGCATAGACGAACCAATATCCTTTAGAGTCACTGTTCCAACCAGTCTTCACTTCTTCTGCAACAGCGTCTGGATTGGTCAAACGGTATACATAGAAATAAGGACGGCCTGCATAGAACCAAATATCATCATGGTCATTCACAGTGATTCCATCAAAGCGGTAGTTACAGTGGATGATGTTGTTCTCATCAATAAAGATACCCGTATGACCACCAGCACCACTAGAATATCCACGACGCCCCCAGATGAAGATATCCCCACGCTGAGCATCCCAAGGCGTGTTCTCTGCAATCAATGTATATCCATTATCCATTAACCATTGGTGTTCATATTCTGTATTAACCGCCCAACCAGCAGATGAAGCTCCACCAGAGCGTAGAGCGTAGTAAATAGAGGATGAACAGTCGTAGCTGTCTTCACCGTCACGGTATTCCATACTGTAGCTTACTTGCCCTTTACGAGCACTCATCCATGCAATAGCAGTTTCTGTATTAATTGTCATTTAGTTTCTCCTTTTAATAGTTTTTCTGTAGTTTCTTTTGAGATTTTTAATTGTTCGCAGATTTCATTCCAGGTACCCGTTTCGACATAATGAATAGGATTTCCATTCTTATCATATTGTTTACGAGATTTAGATCCTAGTCGAATTTCTCCAGTATATCCATCATTGCTCATGTACATCACCCTTACTTAAGTCAAATTTTGGATTATAATTCCTAAACATTGATGATTTTTCGTCTGGAATTCGAATTTTAGTATTTAGTTTCTCATCAATTTGTTTGTACAACTCGTATAAATATTCTGGAGCTGGATAATGATGTCGCACGCCACTTTGTTCCGTTACGATGAACTCAACCGGATGCACTTCGCCATATATAATCTCAATATCTTTGATATCATAGTAAGTGATTTCTTGTAAAGTAGATCGACAGGTCACAATAACAATAGATTTACTCATTAGACTCCTCCTTAGCATAATCTTCACCAAGAATTTCCTTGTTCAATGAATCTTGGTCTTTCCAATAGCGGATGCCTAATACAGAGTTTTTATTAATCAACACTTTCTTAGGACGCCACCAAGTGCCGCCATGCTTAATTTCAATATAATCCCCTACCTGTTTGATAGAACGAACATTGAAATATAGGTTTGGGAGCATAAAACGACCATGTTCAGTATTCCACCTATCATATTCCTTATCTACAACTAGACTAATTGCTGTGTATTTACTCATCGTCGTTATCCTCCAGTCCCTCAAATATCTCTTTAATATCTTCTTTCGGAACACCCAATTCTTCCAGCAGTGACTTAGTTTTCATAAGACCTTTCCCAGAACCACGTGAAGCCATCACGATAACATTACTATTGCCGCGAGAACCTTTCATCACAACTCCACGAGCTTTGTCTTTTGCTTTGGTCATATTACGACCTTTGTTACTATAATATACTCCGCGTAAGATAATTCCACGAATCCATTCACGCAAATATGGTGGGATACCAGCATTGCCCATTAAGACTTCCATGTAAGAAACGACATAATTAGGATCAAATTCATTATCGGTAATACATTTTATAATGCGTGAGGTGTCATCATCAAGATCTGCCGGTACCAACATTTTTTCGTCTCGTTGCTTCATCAATACAACACTAATAATATCATCGGTAACCTCTTCGACAAACTTCTTAAGATGATCTGTTAGTTTAGAGGCTTCTTTTTCCTTATTAAAATCAGTAATATAGTTCTTGATTGAATCAATAACCAACCGAGCGTTTTTATCGGAAAGAACACGGAAGGATGGCATGTCTTTCACATGTTCAATGATTGTATATGGATCTTCATAATGATCTATTGCGCAGCGTCCAATATTATATGTCCAATATTCGATCCCACCTATTGTAGGAAATTCGCCTCTCGACATTAGTTGACAAATACGGGTTACACAGTCATCCACATTCTCTTTAATATAGTTGGAAAGTGATTCGTCCAATTTAGGTTCGGGGATAATTTCAGGACCTAATGGTGTAAATGGAGTTCCTGGTTTTCTCCAAAATTTCATTGTATCTACAATATCCGAATGGTCGTGTTTCTCACAAACTTCAATTAGTTTCTTCATTTCCTCATCTTCTTCGTTAGGGCGTACCTGTTCAACCTTATTGTATTCTTTCATACATTGAGATTTTAATGAATTCTTATAAGCTTGTGAGAAGTTAGGAAACACATCAATATGTTTCTGAAGTTCTGATATTGGCACATTGTTCTTGATAATTTCTTTGACAGTAGTTTCCGCAAAATTCACAAACTCATGATATTTCTCCTGGTCATTATATCCCCATACATCAATTCGAGAATATATCTCACTTAGCATTCTATCAATATACATACCAATAGTCTCCTCAGGCAACTCAGTTTCAATCAAATCCTTCACTGCATGAAAGCTTTTGTTAATAACATCATCTTCCGCCTGTACACCTTTCAACCAGCACGCAGTCATCGCAGCGTAGTTAGATAGGTCCTCAAGGGTGTCTAGGAGGCTCTCAGAGCCCACTTGCTGCGTTTTGGAGTCGTCCGTGAGGGATTGTAAGCGGAGCATTTTGTCTTGCATACGGACCAAACTAGCGATGATTCCAAATTGGTCCAATGACTCCTCAAATGAGTTGCCATAGTCGTGATTTTTACGACAGAACGTATCATATTGTCCATCGTATTGTGTTTTCATTGTTGTTGGGTTTAATTTAGTCATTTTTCTTACCTTTCTATTTAGCACATATCCCATTGGTTACTAGTTTCTTTTTGACTATCGTTTGTCTTATAATATTTTAGATCAATGTATTCTTCTGTCATAACATCTCCTTTAATAACCGCATCCAGTTCCAGGAGGATATGCTCGATTAAACTTCTCCATAGATTTAAAATATTCGATCAATGCTATGTTTGACATTGGGATATAAACCGCTTCTCTGTTAATATCATCTAACTCAATTTTAAGTAGATTGATTCCTTCAGCTAGGAATCCATAGTGTTTGACGTCTTGATAACGATGAACTGCAATACCTCTCCCGTTTTTAGCCTCTTCATCGTCTTTATATTTAACATATAGAACGCCATTATCTTTCTTGCTCATACCAACTTCCTTCCTGTTCTCCATTTACCAATCTAGTTAACTGAATAATATCACCCTGAGGAACTCGGAATAACCGCATTACAGGGTCTTCTGGGTGTTCTTTATAATTGATAACTGCATAACCATTAATACGTTTTTCAAATGTAACACTTTCGACATAACGAATAACCTTGTCCATGATACCACCAGTACCTTTGTCATACCATACAATATGACAGTCTATGATATCGCCTTTAGGCTTTTCGTCTGATTTATTGAAGGGTGCCAACAAATCATCAATATATTTCAGATAGTCGTTCTTTTCTTGATAGACTGTGATTCGAGCGATAGATTCTTTTGGAATGTACTCATCGACTTTTCGGGGTACACCATCAGAATATTCGCGGTATCGAGAGATAACTAAGAAGTCGTCTTCGAAACGATGTTCAATCACATCAAAAAATAGATTGTCTTCACGTATACGGTCAATCACATGGAAATCGATATCCACAACTTTGAGTTTCTTTACAGATTGTTCCATTAGTCTCTCCTATAGCCTTTTTACAAATTGGCTTTCCTTTAATACTTCTAGCAGAATGTTAATTACATCTTCATATTGTACACCCGTAATATCCTTAAGCGCATTACACAATCCTTCGTGACTAATACCATGAAGTTCGGAGTATGCTACTAAATGTCCGGCTAAGTTGTAAAAATCTTCTTTATTAACCTCTGCATGACGAATTGATATTAAGTCATCATAAAATTCGTTACATAATAACACAACTTTATGAATATAATAGTATTCGTCAGCACTCACAACATATTTTCCCATAGTTAACTCCTAGTTCAAAATATCATCAGCATAGTATCGTTCAATCAATCCCAATTGGTAACAGTCTTCCACAAACGCATTCAGATATGTCCGATGCTCATCCGGACGACCTTCACCATTATTTTCTTTAGCATTCCATTCGGATAGATTATAGAAATCAAATTGTTCAGCAGATTGTGCAAATACCCGGTATAAATAAATGAGTGGAAATTGAATTGTACCATCTTTAATTTGCAATGACGTCATGATGATATTATTCCAACCGAAGAAATAATCCTCAGGTCTTACTGCTAAACCAGCCGCTTTACGCAAGTCTGCTACGGTAATAGTACCGCCACTACGGAGAACATTTAGCATAGAATCTAGCCACATTGCTAGTTGGTCTTCTTTTGTAACTACGATACCCATTTCGGTTAGCTGTTTTGCTTGTTCTGCAAAATGTTTGCTTTTAATAATAGGGACACGTGTGATTGGATATTTTCTAGTGTTGATGTTTCTAGTCATTATGCTCTCCTTTAATGGTTTTTAATTGTTCTTCGTTTTCTTCTGGTGATAATGGAATAATACTACAAAAATCGATAGTATCTAGATTATATATAAGCTTACCTTTACCGTTAGTATAATAGTATCCTTCGGTCACCAACGCATTCCCGATAACATTTGCACTTGTTGTTCTTCGATTACCTACTGATACAGCTTCTTGTCCTTCTTTGAATTGAATATATATACTATACAATTGTTCTTTACTCATTTTCTTTCCTACTTTCTAAATTCTTCTCTACTTCTTTTAAAAGTTTCTCTTCATTTTCTTGAATGACCTTCGATTTCCCAAAATTCGAACGGTTTCCTCTTAGACCAACTCCGTATCGGTCCGCTAAAATAATGTCTTGATTACTATGGATATAATGAACACTGCTAGAATAGTTTTTCTCAGCACCATCAAATAAGACTTTCGCTATCATAGACTCTGCGGATAGCATGAACTCTGGTAGATCTCTCGAAATATACACCCGTCCAGACTCTAGTTTCAACCGTATCATCTTAAATTGGTATTTCACAAGAGCGTCTGCCATATACTCATCATACTTCAATCCAGTATTGCATAGTTCCGATACAACTCTAAGTAACATATCAGTTGATGGAAATACCAATACACGAAGATCCATTGGTCTTTCCGATAGAATAATATACGGATGTAGGTATCCCTCAGTCCCCTCAAGCAAATCATACGGCTCAGGGATATAGATACTCACATTAGGTCCATATCGAAATCCAGTTAAAAAACCACCCCCGAGGAAATTTCGGGATTGGTTTTCTAGGATTGGTTTGTAATGATAAGACTTTCGAAATGCATTATAGAGAATTTTACTTTCCTCTTTATGAATATCTACTCGGTCATGCTTTTCAAAAAATGCCATAATGTTTTCAATCATCTGAATCCCTCCAAAACACTTTGTCACTAATATACAATCCATCATTCGGAATGTTATAGATAAATTCCTGCATTCCAAATGACCAGATCTTCAAATCAGGATTGAATAAATACATATGATGGATCTCGCAATGCATGTTAATGAATTGAATAGCCTTCTCAATCTCTCCTTTAGATAACAATACAAATAATCGATCCAAGAAGAAATCTCTAACAGCTACATCCTTGTCAATAATGCAAATATAAGGAGCGCCAAAGGCAGCATCCTTCACGATGAAAAACGGACTACCCGCATCAATGCTACCTTTATGACGAATACGACCTGAACGATTGAATACAAATGAAAATCCATAGAGAGGAAACTCAAATAACGCGTCTTTCTCCATCAAATAATGGATGACACTCCATCGATCACTCTCGTAATATACTTGCTCCATGTCAAATGAGGAATCCAAATAAGTTGCCAGTTTGTACCAACGAGTTTCATTATCCTCTGGATCTAATTCTCGAGTCCAGCTAGATAATAACAACTGTCTTTTCTCAATATACTCTTCTAATTTACCTTCTAAGCTTGTATCCATTGCCATGTTACGCAATAGAAATAACGCTATCGCGCACTTTGCTCTAGTTGTCCATCTCTTGATACGTTTAAGCATTACTTATCTCCTTCAATCCCAAATACGAGTGGCATTTTGTCATCCACAATCAGACTGACTGCGTGGTTATGCTCGTGCCATAGTGTGTTAGATTCATTGTATTCTTCCTCAGGAATATGGAATAGTCCATAAGTACCATCCGCATTCGCTTTACCTTGACGATGGTGTTCAAAGAATGAAATAATCGTGTCGTGAATAACCGGATCCAAATCAGATTTCAAATCAAGACCCATAGTATCTAGAATCCAGTCAGCATACTGCTCCACAGTTCCAATATTCGTAGCGAATTGTAGACGTGTTGCATAGTAAATAATCGCTTCACCAATAGACGCCCAGTCTGAATAAATGGTTCCAAATTTGAAGTATTCTGTACGGTCACGAATAATATCATCACGTAGATTATTGTCTCCAATATTCTCTTTCGTTGGAATATACTCCCATGAGAATAAGATTGCCAAGTTATCCCGCAGTTCCTCATTCTCAATTCCTGCTCTGTCCATTACCAATGCACGGTAGTAATCGTATGACTCTTGTGTGTTGTCGTCATAAATACGTTTGTCGTGCTCCATATCATTAGCTTTCAAAGCTTTAATTTGTGCTGTCATTTCCCTTGTTTGCTCTATAATATCATTCACAGTGCGTTTGTCATCACGGTGGTTTAAGAGCTTTGTCCCTTCTTTAAACTTACGTACGAATTCAAATACGTTTCCTTCAATATCGTATTCTTCTACTAACTCTTCTGTTAATGGATTGAAGTCAACCCCAAATTTCTTCTCATATGGTGTCAACTCACGTTGAATATTACCTTCCGGAGTTTTATACCAGTCCATTCCATCGTCTGGTAGTCCATCAATCTCACGCTTCGCTTTGTCAAATTCTTCTTCACGCGCTTTATTTGCTTCTAGTTTCTCCTCCACTTTTTTAGCTTCGGCAGCAGCCACTAGTTCTTCATAAGATAATCCTTCAGCTTCTAGCTGATCTTCTTCCTTCCACCATTTATAAATGCGATAGGCGCCGTATCCAGCGCCCGTCACACCTACCAATGTTAAAATAACTTTGACAGGAGCTTTCATTAGTTCAATTCCTTTCTAGTCTTCTTGGGCATAAGATCTTTGAAATTAGTTGTGGCATATAGGTTGCGTGGTGTCTTCCAGCGAACGTATACTTGCGGTTCATATTCTTGCTTGTCATCGTTCCATACTTCATGCGTATCCCATTCCAAGAAGAATCCATCAGTATCCGTCCAACCAAATGGTAATGCTGCTTTCGGCACTTCAAATCCAAGTGCATCCAATACTTCTGCAAATGTGATCATACCTACTTTAGAAATACGAGCGGTCATTAGATCGTCTACTTCACGTACCCAAGCTTCGTTATATTCTGGATCATCCGAAGCATAGTTTGAAGAATATTTAAACCAGCGTCCATAGAAATCGCCTTCATTAGGTACGATAGAGTCTACTTCAATTTCTTTACCATCGACTTCTACCGATTTTGTTTCCATAGGGGCATCAATTTTCTTGAATGTTTCTTCATCCAACACAGTTTTAGCACGCAGACGATAACGAGCATGTTCTTCGGTAGCCATCGCAAGTGCAGCAGATACAGCCTTCAGACGATTTGTTTGAATAGCAAAACCTAATACGATAGCCGCAGTTGATGCTGTTGCAACCGCTACAGGCACAGCCACGTCTTTCGCAATATCCATTACCACTTCTTTCTTAGAATATGGGATGTTTGCTTGATCAAGTTCTTCGTACTTCGCTTTGGTCTTTTCCAATTTCTTACCAGATTTGATTCCTTCATACACAGAATATCCGTATCCTGCAAGACCGACACCAAGTAAAATAAACGGAGCATACTTCTTCGTCAAGATTTTAGATGTAGTGTATGTTGTTTTAGCTGCTGCTTTGATTGTGTTCATGTTTGGTAATTTCATTTTACTTTCCTCCAAGAATATCTTTAGCCCATTTTTCGTCGACATAATTTTCACACAATAATGTGAATGCTGCATAGTGTTCGGATGTGAATACAGAATGTCCACGAATCTCTTCCGTCTTATGAATATGATCAACATGGTCGAATGCGATTGTCCAACCGTGATCAATTCCCTTAGTATACACAACGTTTTTCAAATCTGAAAATAACATTGGACGGTTTTCTTTACTTTTAACTTGTGTTTTTGGATATAGTCTAATTTTCATCTAATTTCTTTAGCTCCTTTGTAATTTCTTCATACGTTTTATCGATCAAGGAATCGATAACATGCTGTTGTTGCTGATGACGAATAAATAAGTCTGGTGTATCCCAGAACTCATTCACACGATATCCCTCATCTCTACGGAATAGAAATATCTTTTTGTTATGTACAATAATATAGCCTTCCTGGAACTCGTCTAAACTTTCGATATCATGCCAGGTGTCGATATAGACTCCATTCTTGACAATAATACAACCTAATTTAATTTCTTTGGTTTTCATTTGGATTGTCCTCCCACCATGTCATACCAATAAATATATCAATGACACAGATAATGATAAACGCCCATACGGCTTGTATTTGTAGATTCAAGATTGCCCATAGAAACGCTGAAAAGATAAGCAATGAGAAATTGAGTAACAATATACAAAGCCCAATGAGTATTCCTACTAGAAATTTCATTTACTTTTACCTACCCATAGTATCGCCAAAATAATCCAACCAACAGGTGGTGTGCATAACAATACAAGTGTTCCGATTAGTTTTTTCATTTTAGTTCTCCTTTTATTTTATCTATAAACCATGTTTTAACATTATCATTTTTGAATAGCTCATCTTGTTTTTCTAATTCAGAGCATAATTCATTTTTATCAATATCTTTTAAATTGCCATATTGGATTAATGTATTCGCCAAGTTCTCAAAGTCGTTCGAGTTAACTCGACCTATATCCATTAAAGTGTGAAAATAAATTTCATTTGATATATTTATAATACTAGAAATTACATTAGAATCTACATTAGATATCATCTTTCTTGTCCTTTCATAAATTCTACAATACCATGCATATAATGGCTCTCATCAACTTCATTTCCTTGTTTATCTTTAACATAAAGAATATCTCCGTCTAGATCTACATCGAAATGCTCTTTCTTCATTAGCTTACCAGTGAATTGGTTTCTAATCTCTACAACTACTTCTGTCATCTTACTTTCCTCCAAATACAGTTTATACTTCAACGGGCATAGGGAATTGGATTTTGAATCCTCCCCCACGTGCCGCCACAATCCGTGCTCCTGCTAATCCTTGACCACCATTCGCAATGGTCCACCCATACGCTTGGTCTGTGAATTTGGATGGTTGATCTGAGAGTTCATAGAAATCCCCAACAGTCACCACGCCATACGTTTCCAAATTAGCCAATAGAATATTGAATACTTCTTGCGCATCTTGACGAGTCTCAAATACAATTTCTTCTACGAAATTTGATGCCGTACGGCTACGCTTTGCATACGATTGCGTATAATCTTTTTGTCCTCCACCTCGCCATGAGTCCATACGAGTGACATTGTTTGGCGTACGTCCCCAGTAGTTCCCTGGATTTCGTCGGTGAATATAATCATTCCCGAAGATTGCACGCTGAACTGCAGATATCGCTACATCAGCTACAGTATTCTGAATACTAGGCACAATAACCTCCGTAAACATATGAGTAGCCATACCACGAAACCCTTCTTCACCGAAAAATACATTGCTCATCCATTTACCAACACCAGGTTTTCGAACCTTACCTTTGGCTACTGGTTGAATATGTTTCTCTAGAGCTTCTCCAGCATCATCTAAATCCACTCGTTTCTGTTGTACTACTTTATTGTAGTCTGTCTTTGTCATATTTTCCTACTTTCTATAGTTGCGGACCAGCTTGCATCCACTGGATCCATTCTCTTACTTACTCCGGTTAAGGCGTAGTATTTCTCGCCTCGATATATCATCAAATCACGATATACATTTAACTCGGTAGCTAAATCCGCCAGTGTCACATCTCGTGCACCGTCCAGAGGAATAATAAAGGTATATGACCCCATTTGATTATTCATAACGCGGACCGCTCCGTAATCTTCAAGCATTACTGCCATAATTATTTGTCGCTAGTCTTTTTGTTTTCGCCTGTTGAATATCCCCACACATAATGTGCGATCCCAACGATACCTCCTGCCAAAAATCCTGACACTCTCACATCTAATCCAAAGAAAAATACCATGGCTGTATATGCCATGGCGTAGATTAGTCCACCTGATAATAACATCAACACAAAGCCGTATAACGTTTTCACTAGCTTCTCCTTTCCAATTTTCAAAAAAGAATACCGAGAGTAATTCTCAGTATTCCGGTGAAACGGTTATTCGTTAATTTCGAACTCTCCGTCAATTACTTCGCCTTCAACCTCTTTACGATTCTTTTGAATATAAGAATCAACAGCTTTATAGACTAGAACTCCTCCGGTCGCGATTAATGCGACTTTACCAACCTGTTTGACTACTGGTTTCCAGATAGCGGCAGCTTCTGCACATTTATCTAAAAATCCCTTATCGTTCTTCACAGTAACAGCATTGTCTACACTTTCTTGTGCTTCCGTTGCTAGTTCTTCTACAGCCTGTTGTCCTTGTTCAACAACTTCCTCGATTTGGTTTGAAACGTTTTCCATTGACATAATATTGTCCTCCTTTTTTCTTTTATCGTTTCATTATAGGGTATGCAATTTCTGCGAATTACAGACCTCGTAAGCAAGCTTCTTTACTAGCAAATGGTTTCACTAGTAGTAATCCTCGTTTATCTCGTATCTTATTGATTTCGCGATAACCCTCGCTAATTCGATACTTCAGCCATTTATGTAAACTTAATCCATCCGCTCTGACTGTGAATGAATAATGGACTGGGTTTGGTGCCGGGTATTGAATATCATTAAAATATACTCTTTCCATGCTGTCATATAGAGCGTCCACATACGCCCTATCGCTATATAATACGTTAGTCATTATCGTCCCTTTCTACATGAATGACATAATGTGTATTCGGAATAGTTATTTCTACTTCCTTATCACAAGAATGAAAAGCATTGGCTAACTCATTCATTTCATCATCCGACAGTCTCAAGTGAATATGGTGTTTCATGTTAAATAATCTTCTCCTATAGTTTTTCTAAGCCAGGTGAGGGTGTCCCACCCGTTTGCATCTACTCGGTCGTAGATTGTATCCAAAATATCTAAGAAATATCTGATCTTTTCAGGGGCAACCTTATCATCTTCGTGATGATCAAAAGGTTCGAACCACAGGTTTTCGCCTATGACACTGAGTTGATCGTCATAATAAAAGCCTTCAGCAAGGCAACTGACTAACTCGTCCACGATTTCTCTTGTGATATTCCACAAGCAGAGTCGTGAATCGATCTTGATAGTCTCATCAGGCACCATTAGTAACCCGAAAATATACCGTCTATACTCTTTGTCTAATCTTCTATGACTCCAATTACGTATCAAACGCTCAATATACCAATCGTCTATGAAAAACATCTCTTTTAACGGTAGGTTTTTGACGTTAGCTACCACCGTATCATAGAAATCACATTTAGACAATATGAGGGTATATTGTCCTGTAGAGTTCATCGGTTCAGCCTCCATGTTCATTATATTCTTCTACGACTTTGTCGTAATATGCTCCAAACTCATCCTTCAATTCTTTAGCACTCATATACGCTCTCTTATTGTCTGGATTAGTCTCGATACGATCTGCGGTCTCGCTAATTAGTTCGTATAACAATTTGTAGTTCTCATGATCTACATCATGATTACCAAATACTGTTTTGTAATAAGATGTTTCCAACATAGATAACAGAATGTTGTTTACAATCTTACGAGCGATTCTAAAGTAATATAAATCCATGTCCAAAATATGCATCTCTTCTGGTAGAGTCATAATGAAATGGAAATATTGTTTGTAATCTACTTGCGCTGGACTGAGACCCGTTTCGGGATCTGGGTCTGTCCACGCAGCGATATACTTGTCGATTTCTTTTTGTGGCATCAACAGAAAATCATCTAACGGCATTGCTTTCACCATATCAATTACCGTCTGTTTGAATTCTGCAGATGTCTTAACAATCGGTCTAGTCATTTTTTACTCCTGCGTATAAATCGTGATAGTGTTGTTCAATCATTTTGATTGTCGACATGCGTTTGAATGTTCCATAGCAATACATTTTGTATGTCCATTTACCATCATTAATATCGTATGAAAGTTTATCCATACTCATAATCAAACAGCGCTCAGGTAATTTATACGCTAGAATATCTGGGCCATCGAAAATGTTTTTTAGATCCAGAATAATTACATCTGAATGCATTTGATGGAAATTGGTGTATCCATCCATAGCTAGTTTCTGGTTATCCGTTGTGATACGGATACAAAACGATCTTGGTGATTTGAATTTGTCTACTGACACTCTGTAAAATGGTTCTGCCATTATCTTACCTCCGAAAAAAAAGAAAGGGATGCGTAATCCCTTCACTTAAATAGTTTTGATCCAATTGTACTCCATAGTTTGGAACCAATAATATTGAATTCCTCGAATTTCAGAACAGCACTTGCTCCGAGAATATCTACCACAGTCTTGAATAATTGTTCTGGAGTTACCTGATTCTTATACTGTTCGTTCTTAACAGCAATAAGTTTCGCTAACTTCATATTCAAATCCTGGACTTCAGCGTTATCCTCCGATAGTGCCATCTGAATTTTCAAATTCTCAATTTGATAATCCAATCCATCATACAATAATAACATAGCTAATTTATGCATAGTTTTTACCTTCCTTTCATTATAGCATATGGAAATCCTGCGATGTAGGTACTTCTATTCGTTCAAGGGTCACCCCAGTATTCCACATCTTCACAAGTATAATGTGATATTTGATAATCAGTCTACTAATCATCTAACTCACCTCTCAGAATATCGTTCTGCTCCTTGAGAAATAGAGATTCGCCCAGCTTACCTTCTTCTGCAATAGCGGCATTCAATTCTCTGTTCATACGTGTATGTCGTCTATTAAGAATCAAATATCCAATTGCTGTCGCAATGCCTGTCGCTGCCATCATAAGGGCATTAGCAATTTCTTGCTTTGCAACTCCATCATGAATACCTCTGTAATATGCTTCTTGCATATCTTTATCATCAAATTCCACTTTCTCAATCTCAAATAAATTCTTAAACATCACTTAGCTCCTTCTTAAATTCTACTTCTTTTAACACTTTATCCAATACTTCCAATATAAAAACTAGATATGAAATATCTTGATAAGGGATCCATCCTTCTTGAATACTTTTAATAATATCCAACACCTGATCCATTCCATATTTCAACTCTGCGATAGATAGTTCTAGAGGTAACATCTTCGCTTCGTGAACTTTACGTTCCACAACTTCTAATCTAGAAATATCTTCTCTTAAAATAGGAATACTTTCTTTAATATCTTTTTGTAAGCGTCTATTAAAAAATAGCCACGTAATCCATACAGGACGATTCTTTAGTTTATTGTTGTTCAGTATGTACATTTTCATCATCCAATCTAAATAAATTATCTAACTCTTGGTCATTTTGCATCACAACATCCAACGCAAATTGGCCATTTCTTTTAACTCGTTTTGCACCTTTTGATAACAAAAATAAAGTTAACGCTGCTGTTCCAAAACCTAATGCCCATTGACATAAGTTTTTTTCAATATGGTCAAGAACTTGAATACCTCTTAGTTCTTTTCCATATGTGTCTTTAATATATGTTTCGGTTTCTTTACTCATTTCCTTAATTTGAAATCTATGCATGATCTTACTTACCTTTCTTAATATACCTAAATAGTGATAGTGCAATAGCTCCTAGAGCCACATTTCGTATAACCGATAAATATGTTTTGAGTTCTTCACCTATCGGTTTTCTTTCGACAAACATACGATATTCTTCGTCATTCATTTTCTTACCTCACAAAAAAGAAAGGAGAATATTATTCTCCTTTAAAGTCCCAATAGTTTCAAGAATGCTGTAATTAGTTTAAATCCTACAACCAATTTAACAACCTTAAATAATTCGGCTAAAAGTTTCATTTTATTCTCCTTTCTAAAATCCTTCATTACGAAGTTTTACTAAAACCTTCTGTAAAGTTTCTAGTCGTGCGTTGTGATAATGTTCATTATCAATATATCCTTGTTTCTTAAGCTTTTCAATATGTGCTTCTTCCATAACAGCATATGCTGATAATAGTCTAAATCCAACTTCTCTAAATACTTTTCTGATCATTTTAGTGATCCTCCTATAATTTTATTTCATTATAGGGTGTGTAATTTCTGCGACTTTACCAATTCTATTTTAAGAATATCCTCCTGGATTTGAATAATATCAAATTTTGTTAAATTATTCCAAGAATTAAAGTAATTCACTAAATCTGTTCTTGTGTGAATCTCTGTTTCAGAATTTGAAAGAGTGTTGAATTCATCATTCTCATCGAAACCAACTAATGATGCTGTTGAAACACTATTTGCAACCTTGAATAGTACGTAGTATCCATTCTTTGGCAAGTAATATAACCAACAAATAACACCACCCACCTCTAGAACTTTAATTGGATTTTGTCTATTGATTTGTGTTGGTTTGGTGTGGAATTTAACTTCAGTCATAATAGTTCCTTTCTAATATCCTTTAGATAGTTTATCAAATGAGTGTACAATTTTATCTAAACGTTCTTTTAAAATCTCAGTATTATAAGCACCATTCATCATATCTTGCATGGTAGCAGCACCGTGAGCATTGAAAAATGATTGAGTTGCATCATTAGCATCATTAGATGCTTCTTGTGTCTCAAATTTATGTACTCGCGGCAACGAAGAAAGAATTGTAACAATCAATGCTCGATCCATAGGATCCGTTGTTCGTGTATAGTCATACATAATCGATTTAAGAAATGATAGTAATACTATATCAGCGCTACTGTAATTAGCCATTTCTGGACGTGTTACAAAATTAATAGGATTCATTTTCTTTTCCTCCAATCTTTTAAATCCTTGTCTTCTTTGTATCGAATATACAAAGTAATGAAACTAATACCAATCGATATTAGTGATAAAATTAAAGCCATAGTTTATACCTCCTTCTAATGACTTACCAAAACATACCATTTAACTGAAATAATTGACAATAAATGAGGCTTCCTCCTTAATATTTATTAATGGTATGCTTAGGAAAATCATTCAGCTTTATCTTATCGAAACATATCATCTAGTTTTAAATCAGTAAAAAGGTTTCCTCCTAGTTATGTATTGATGATATGCTTTGATAAAACAAAAAGAAAAGGATCGATTGATTCGATCCTATTTCTTCATTATAAATCCTGCACCTATAGTCAACGCAACTGCTCCCACAGTCACAGCAGTATTCACAACAGTTTGTCCAGCCCCTTTAGCGACTTGCATTGTAAAATCGTCGTCCTCAGTTACCTCCAATACTGTTCCTTCAAAACTGTAAAATGGGAATAATCCTTTGTTTAACATTTTAGTGTCCTCCTTTATTTATTCATTATAGGATATGTAAATTATGCGAAATCAAAAAAGAAGAACCACGTTAGTGATTCATCTGGTTATTCCATAAAGTCTTCTATCTCCGTAAATGCTTGTTTACAATGTGCGTACACACTGATAACACCAAATACAGTCAAGAATACCTTACCAATAAGTATCATGATTTCCATAATTAGTTCTCCTATTTTTTCATAAATAATTTAGCATATCCACTTACGACAGCAATAGTTCCAATCATTAGTGTACCATCGACGATCCCTTGTGCTAAAGATTTTGCAACAATACCTAAAGTACTATCACTATACTTCACCTCAAGTGGTGTGTCTTCATAGTTTACTAATCCAAAGATTCCTTTGTTGTTCATGTTAGTGTCCTCCAATAATTTTATTTCATTATAGGATATGTAATTCCTGCGTTTCTTTTAGCGTACGATAGGTCGGAATATCTTTATCTTTGAAATATCCACCATCGTTGCTAATATCTAAGGTCGGAATCATGTCGTCTCCACTATCTAATAAATCGCCAACAGTGTGCACGTAGGCTTTGATCGTACTAAAGAAATGAGGAGCATCATTTTTGGTAACATAAATGGTTTGTGCAGTATGGCCTTTAATCGGTTTTGGATTATGTACCCGAATTCCTTTAAAATAGGATTGATCTGGGTCGATATACCCCGAACAAATAATGGGCGCACCATTACAAACCATGTTGACATAGAGTCGAAACTCATCTGTCTTTGGTTCATAATGACCGTGAATATACTTGTATTCCAATGAGACTACATTTGGAATATGTTTAGTTGTTCCATAGCGACGAGGATTCTTCTTCGCTGTCTTACGTTTCTTACTTACTGGCATTGATATGCCTCCTTTCTCAAAAAAAAGAGGGGGCATGGATTCGAACCCGCGACCCTCCGTACGCATCTCGCAGTACGGCTGCTCTCCCAACTGAGCTACGCCCTCTTCATTATAGGATGTGTAATTCCTGCGAAAAAGAAGAAGGAAATGTAATTCCTTCTATGAATTCATAATCTCTATTTGTTTAATTCCGAGTTCCATTAACTCTTCCTTATCCTCATAGTCTAATGCGAATTCAACAGCTTTCGATTTCATTTCCTCTTCTGATAATCCTATTAAATCGTTCATTCTACCGAAAATATCTTTCATATAATCCCATCGTTTAATTGTAAGTTTTCGCATTATCATTTTATGAGCGAATAGATTTACCAATTCGTCGAGTAGATTATTAAATTCCTCCATATCATTAGTGTCTTTTATTTGCTCACCTGCAATATGTTTTAGATTCAATAATGTAACATCGTATTCGAATGATACTTCCATCATCTTATAACCTTTAAATGCGGCCAATTTTGTAATGGTGTTTCCATAGTAATCTTGATATTTTGACATGGTAATGTCCTCCTATAATTTTATTTCATTATAGGATTTGTAAAAATTGCGAAAAAAGAAGAGCATTGTAAAATGCTCACTCTTATTTCTTGATAAAATCCACTCCGGATGCAACAAGACAGAATGTTCCGAATAGTACAGTACAATCGATTAATGCTCTACCAGTTCCTTTAGCCATAGCAATACCAAAAGTATCATTATGATTATGTTCCAGCGGCGTATCTTTGTAATTAACCATTCCAAAAAGTCCTTTATTGTTATCCATAATATTTTACCTTCCTTTCTATTATAAGGTATGTAAATACTACGAAATTGAGATTAAAAATCACTCCCGGGGAATTTTTGAAAAATCGAATTATCTTTTTCTTAGATGCCTTGCGATCTATCGAAATATAATCCATGTATAGTTCTCCTTTTAAAATAAAAAAGAGGAATCCTTGCAGATTCCAACGTCCTATTTAGGGCTACCTAAAGCCTTTCTTAGAACCGTTAGTTTCGGTGCGTATTCCTCTGGTTTCATTCCTAGAATATCTTCTAGAGTATTGTCATTCTTTTCAATTACTTGCAACATTAATTTGACAGCATTGTGTGAATTCAAGTTGTCTTTTGCTCCATTAATAATACCACGAATTTCTCTAATCAATACTCGTAGTTCACCCATTCTATCATCTCGACCTTCGAGTAATAGAAGAGTTTCCATAGCTTGAAAATGAAATTCTGATATTTCCATAAAGCTTTCAACAGCCTTCTTCATTTGCTCCAATTTAGTTTCAATTGTAATCATAGTGACTACCTCCTATAATATTTTATTCATTATAGGATGTGTAAAAACTGCGTTAAGCTCGTTTAGCCTCACGCTTCTTAACTTTAGCGTCTAATCGACTTGCATTGTAATGCCCCATTACTTCAGTAGTAGTTGTCTTTCTACCACCCACTTTAGAACGCCATTCATCTGCCCCATCCCGATATCTAGCAGCATGGTATTTCAACTTAGCAGTACGCGTGTTATAGTTAAATCGACCTTTTTCTTTTTTAGATTTCTCCCAAGCTTCTTTCGCAGGATTTGAACGCTTCAAATATCCATCATGAATTTTCTTCAACTCATCCTTATAATTTGTATTATTTTTGTTTGAGTTTACTTTAGCTTTAAGTCTGTCGATTTTTGTTGATCTATCAAAACGCATTTGATTACTTGATCGAGCAGCGGCGGCCACTCCTGTTAATCCCACAACAGCAACATTACGAGCAATGTCTTTAGCCAAATTCATCTTTGTTCGCTTATTGCGATTTTGAAGACGAAGAATATGTTTCTTGGCTCTAGCTGCAGCTTTACCACTAACAACATAATTACCTCGGAGACGTTGTCCCCACTTCATACCTTTGACACCAAAATGTTGGAGTGTATCCGAATGATCGTCTGTGTGATATAACCGACCATCTTCAATAATAATCATAAATTATCCTCCTGGATAGTGAATTTTGTTGTTCAATTGACTAATCATATCCAACACTTCATAATAGTTTCCCTTATATTCTGCGAGATGATTCATCAATGTCAATACTAAAAATAAAAGGGTTAGCATACCCACAAATGAGAGTATGCTAATAACCCATAAAATAATTTCTGATTTTTTCATTAAAGATTATCCTTATTGTTGAGGATGATCTTCTTCAGACATCAATTCATGTTTAAGTTGTTGGATCATTTGATCTACTTCTTGCTTAGAATAATATAATTTATCCATTTTGGGTTTCATTTTAGAAGTTAGGGCTTCTACATTGATTTTTTCAATATTAATATCCGGTGACATCACCACTGATTTTATATATGATGAGTCGTTTGTCTTCATTAAATACAAACTTGCTCCATCGTATTCTATAGTATACTCATCTTTTGCAGGTAAAGCATTTAGTAGCTCATGTTTCAGAGTATCTGTATTAACAATACTAAGTTTCTCCTTAATTTGTGTAAGAATATTCTCTTTTGTATCATCCTTAAGTGCCTCTAATATACTATCAAGAGTAATAGATCCACCTGAAGATGGCATCTCACGAAGAGACGAGAATGGGATAGTCATGATTGATTTATAATCACTTGAAAACTGATTTACTTCATTCTCTCTTTGATTATAAGCATAACGAATTTCATATGAATCATCCGTTTTAACTAATTTGAGGTTGCCACTATAATTGGAATTAGCGAATACATAATCTATAAAACCTTGTCTTTGAATCTCATTATCATGAAGCGCTTGTGTCATTTTATTAGGAGTCAACTCATAAGGTGTGGCAGATGGTGTTGGAACAGCTGCTAGAATTTCATTCTTAAGTGTTTCCTTATCTGGAATACGAGGGTTCACATCAGCCAAGATTTCTTGTTTGATGGTCTCTACATTCGGTAATTTACCATCTACAATAGATAAAATATCTCGTTTTAGATCTTCTACATTAAGTGTGTTATTTGTATTTTCATCGCGATATTTTGCGAGATTTACAGAAGACATAAGACCTCCAACCTTAACGGTAAGAGTATCATTATCTAGCTCTAATTCAACATCTTTTCGCCCTTCTATTTTGATCATATCTAGAACATCACGGTAACTTGGATTCTCATCACTAACATCTATGTTTACTAATTCACATTCATAAACAACAGGTTCGTCCAAAGTGCCAATAATATTTGTCTTGTCATTTCTAATAGCTACATTTGTGTACGCGTTTTCTCCATATAATGGATTATTAGGATTATTAGGATTATTATGTGAACTGAAAGGAATCACCACATCTAACTTATACTGCTTGTTCATGAATGAAGAGCTATCTTCAGTATAACCTTCTTCAAATCCATTATATACAGTGTAATAAATGGTAACTACCATTTCACCATCAACGTCAAAGTCTTTATGAGGAGGTAAAACAATATCAAATGATTTATGTTGTTCGTCCCATTTAAGCTCGACTCTAGAATTCCAATCGTCTTTTTTATTCTCTTCTGAAGAACCAGATATAGGCGCGTAAGATAAGAACAATAGTGGATCAAAATCACCAAAGACTTTGATATCTTTACTGATTGAATGTACTTTTATGAGTCCTAGATACTCGATCCGTCCGGATACAGTATAAGAATATGACTTACTAGGTTGGGGTAACATATCCGAGATATTAATTCGGATTATTTTCTTTTCATAACTATACCAAACGGTATGATTTAATCTAATAGCATCAATCATATATCATTTTCTCCTTTAAATTACGAAATTTTGAATGGCCAAGCAATTGCTTTACCATTTTGACCCCATTCTCCGTCATTCATAAACGAGGATAGAGGTTCGCCATTGTAAACCATCTCTTGATTAAACTGGACGATAACCAATTTGCCTTCTTCAGCAACCTCAGTATGAGATTCATCAAAGAATGTGGCGATTTCATTTCGCTCATAAGTCTTCCCAACTTGAAGTTTAGGAAGAAGAGCAGCGAGTTTCTTATAGACAACACCATAGTGAACATTATCAGACATAATGGTATTGAGAACCATGGCTTCAATAAAATCATCACGGCGTTTGTTTTCTTCTTGTGCGGTATGAATAGTCGTTTCAAGAGCATCCACTTTTTTGGCAGTTTCTTGGACTTCCCATTCAGCGAAATAAGTTTTGTGGAATTGTCGCATACATTTGTCTACGTAATCTGCATGGTTGCGATCATCTACTACGTGTTTACCTTCTAGGTATACTGTAATGAGGTTTGTAGGTGTATCTGTGAATAACTCAAATTGAGTTTTTGTGACTACACCATTTTCATCAAAAAGATGATAGTGACTTCTAATTCTAAATGAGCTCATAAGTTAGCTCCTTTCTATTTGTTAAGTGGTGGAAGATTGAGATCTTCTGGACTTACTTCTTGGATTGAAGCTCCAGTTTGAGATTTTAGAATATTTAACTCAATATCTTTATCTTCTAGTTGTTTTTGCAATTCTGTTACTTGATTTAAGTAATTTTCCACTTGCACTTCTGCTTCAATCTTCTCTAATGTAACTGTCAACAACTGTTGAGAGGTTTTTGTTAACATTTTTTCTAAAATTTCTTTATCATTCATTCTATTTCCATCCTGTTTTCTCTTCTCCCTTATACTCATAGTATTTATAGGCCTTGTATCTATAACCGGAATAAGCATAATTATAAAAATCAGATTCTAAATCGCTATATCCATCGTCAAGGAATAGTGGGCAATACCATGTTGAGCGTCTAGTTCCAGATCCGTCATGTACATACAAATATGCATTTGTATTTGTGGTTACATTTAGATGACCTCCAAATGTAACTATACCCATCCATCGAACCCCATAGACACCAACATCAGAGTTCGAGTGAATTCCATTTACATCAGATACTGAACCATGCGAATATATTGGAATATTTCTCGAGTGATTTGTCATAACAGGAACATAACTGCTCGAATTCGATCCACTACCGCCAATTTTTGTCGGTCCGGACATTCTTCCATTTAACTGTAATCGAACATCATCGCTGTTATAAGAATTTCCATTTCTATTAGTAATCATGAGTTTTCCATTTGACATATACAAATAAGTTTCGTAACCAATTGCAATTCCCTGAGTAAACACGTATTTAATTCGACCTGTAATTGCGTCTAAGTCTATCAAATTTGCATTTTTACCAGTAATTTTACCAGCATCTATCTTATTAACTTTTGCATCATCAATAGCAGCATTAGCAATCTTCGCGCTACTAATAGCACCATTTTTGATCATTGCTTCATCAATAACCCCATTAGTAATATGAGTATTACCATCAATCTCGATATTTTTACCTTTGATTCGTACGCCATTTGGATTGGCGTTGATCTCAGTCGCTAATGAGTTCGGTCCTGATAATACACGAACGGCATAGGAATTGCTCAATTGTTTGACAATGGTTGACGATATACCAGTTGCTGGTGTGTATTCATTAGATACAGTACCTCGAACCATCATGATTTCCTTTATACGAATAACTCCGGTATTCTCAATAGCAATCATAAATGGTAATAGTCCAGGTGATTCTAAAACAACATCCTCATTTGGTGTGACTGTCTTTTTGACAGTAACCCAATCAGCGAACGGATTGTTCGATCCTGTTCGAGGATCATTAGCCCTAGTATCATGGAATACCATAGGTGTTTTATTTAAAACATGATTTTTAAGAGCAATTAAATACCGGCTCTTATTAGGAGTATCTTGTGCAGTTTCAAATTTGATTTTGAATGAAATTGTATAACTTTCATTTCGTTTAACCTGCGATATGGCAACTGGTAATGACACCACACTCCATCCTGTGAATCCAGAAGATTTTGGAACGGACATCATATACTCATTTTTACCATAAACACCAGGGAAATCTCCTCGATAACGATTATTTGCTCCTGGTACAAAGTTTGCGATGGCTCCTGCAAATGTCTCAGTATCTAATACTAAGTTTGTACTAGCAGAAGAGGCATTAGTAATGGTTGTTTGGAATGATTGGTTTGTCATAACCATTTGAGCTACTTTAGTGGCAACGCCATTCTCCGTCTCGCCAATAGTCCTCTTATACATATTAAGAGTTTGTTCGACAGCTTGGAATTTTGCATTGGTCGTAATATCCAAGTCCTCTGGGTGTTCCTTAAAGTCATTCACAACTTTAGAACGTTCAAGCTGAATTCGTGTAATATACCAATTGACATAGATGGCTGGCGTAAATGTAACTTTAACATACATCTTATGATAGTCATGCTTTGCAATAAGAGTTCTACCAATACGACGCATATAACGATTGCCTGGGGTAACTCCTTCTGATTCAATTTGCCCTATACGAACTATCGAGGCAACCCCTTCACGAATCTCATTAGTTCCATCCATATAATAACCGAATACTTCCAATTTGATTCCATCTTTATTTCGGTCTCGCAATTCATCAGTAGCTACGTCTAGAGATAAAGTTAGTGGCTCATCCTTTTTAACAGGTTCCATAACCAATTGTCCAAGCCAAGACCAATCACTAGGTGTACCATATGCATGAATAATACCTTTACGCTTAAAGTTGTTAAATCCATGATCATAGTTGTAAGTAAATCCTGTAACATTATTAACGTCCCAATGCGTTGTGGTTAGTTTTTGATTTTCTTGAACGCCTTTCATAAAGTGACCATTTTTAAGAAGGTTAGTACCACCATTCTCAATGAAAGTATCTTCAACGGCACTAACCCAGTCGATAACCATATCACCAGAATATAGAATACACTGAGTAATTTCAAATGGGATATTATTTGACCGGTCAACACGGAAACGAATCTGATTACAACGGTTCCAAGCATTATCATTAAGGGTAATATAGCCAATTCTAAATGTTGGATTAGACCCGCTGAGATTCATTTCTGTAGGTGATGGATAATCGGGAACAACGTCAGTAATACCCATCAAATAGGCACCATCATCAGTATACAGCTCTGGTATAACTCGAGTATTCGTCACATTTGAGGCGAATTTAACAGTATATTGAATGGTTAATTTTGCATTTTGAGGAATGCCTAATTCTCTAAGAGTCTTATTTCCAACTGTATTATACCCAAAAATAACTGAATAACCATTAGAGTTTAACGTATAAGATCCAGAATGACGAGTCTTATCTGTCCCTTGTAGATAGTTACGTCCACCATATTTCTTAGGTATCTTGGTTTCCACTTGACGGATATTTGTACGAATACCATCGATGGCCGTATTCACAATTGTTTGAGCATTTGTTCTAGCCGTCCCAACAGCATTCTCAGTAGCTGAAGCAATAGCTTGACGAATGGCGCCATTCGTTTGAGTAATACTTGAGGAAATAATACCATTAACTTGACCTGTTAGATTGGATGTAATCCGTTGAGCAATGGACCCTTCTGCAACTTGAATTTGAGCATTGGTGTAACTTTTTGCCCCATTCAAAGCCTCATCTTTAGCAGTGTTTACTTTAGCAGTAATTTGATTTGGAAGAGCTTGTAATGTGGCTTCTGCTTGGGTCATTTTACCCTGCAAGCTTGTGATTTCCCTAGCTTTCAGTTCAATCTGTCTATTTGTCTGATCTATAGAGGTCTTAACGTTTGTGACATTCTCACCTATTTTACCAACAGTCGTTTGAAGTGTCGTGAGATTTCGATCGATTAATCGTTTATACTCACCAATAACTTCTTCTAAATCAGTATCATTAGGATGCCAATCAGACAGAATATGAGATTCTTCCAATTGCCACGCAGCAGTATAAATCGTATTCGATCCACTATCTTTGTTGATAATACCAAGAACCGCGTTAGGATTTGACAAGTTACTAGGTGTTCTAAATTTAACCCAGTGTCTTTCCCAATCACGAGTGACATTCCATCCGTTGTTAAAAGATGGATCATACGCAATTAACTTCATATCAGTAGCGGAGCGACTATGGTAAATGACTTGACCACCACCAGAAGATTTCACATAGAATGAGAAAATATAATCTTGATTTGGTCTCAATTTCACCATATTAGATTCTGGGGGATTTAAAGACAACGCTACTCGAGATGCTGAATTTATCTTCAACACAGTTAGATCTTTTGAATATAATCTAAATGTCTCTCCATTAGCAACAGTCCATCCTCTAAAATCAGTAGGTGGCATTGTGATACTATTACGAATCAAGTTGTTAGTACCAATTCGAAGATTATTGTATTTCTCCGTAATACCATCTTGTAGTTGACGAATATCTCGTTGGGTCTGTTGAATAAGGGCCGACTTATCCGCAAGTTGCTTTTGGGATAAATCCGCAATTTTATTATTGAAATCCGCTTTAGCCGCTTCGAAGCTTTTCTTAACGGTATCTAACGCTGATTTAGCACTTGCGATTTCAGCATTAAATTCATCGGCAACTTCTTCAACCGCTGCTTGAGCATCAATAGCGACACCATCTAATTGACTTTTTAAATCCTCTTGAGATTCTTCGAACTCGTCAAGGGATTCTTGGATCTCTGTCCTAAGATCATTTATCTTAGTTTCTAGTTGTTCACCAAAGTCATGTGGCATTAACAATATCCATTGAGTTCCATCGAAACGATACATATCAATTTCGCCCTCGGCTACTTCTTTGAACCAAATATCATTCTCCTTGGCCATATCAGCAGGAGGTTCGTCTGGTCCATAGAAGTTTTGGTTTTTACCATTAGCAGAGGTAAGGATTTTATTAACAGAATTGTCGATATCGAAGAACGCATCACTGATAGCTTTTTGGGTATGATCTTTCCACTCAGCTCGCTGCGCTTCAGCAAGACTTGATGAATTGTTCCCATCGGAAGTTGCTATGATTTTGATAATCCGTTCGCTTAAGACATCATACTCGATCTCATTGACTGTAACTGTTACATCCGCGTCAATCTTTTTGACATAGACATCGATCGTATCACATAACTTGATCTTTTCAAGACTACGAAGCATTGATCTTTCCCAAGATGTTGTATCTTGTAATGGGATCATGTCAACTTCGATCTTGATATTTGGAACATCTACATTTGGATTCTCATCAAAGTAACTAGCAGCTTCTGCCGTAACCATCGCTGGCGTAATGACAATCTTAGTACTCTCTTTGATCTGATCCTGTCTAGCTTTACGAGCGGATTTCTCAGCTTCTCTAGCATTCTTCTTATCAATTTTAGCTTGTTTAGCAGCGGCACGTTTCGCACGACGATCTTTTTCCTGTTGTTGGAACTTCGCATTTCGTTCTGCTTCTTTTTGTTGGTATGCAGCTTCTCTAGCTTGATATCTAGCCTCAGCTTCAGCAGCACGTTGGGCTTTAGACTTCTTAATACCACGATTAGCTTCACGAGCAGCTTTAGCGGCAGCACGTTTTTCTTGAGCAGCTACTCGAGCAGAAGCCCTAGCGGCTTGACGTTCTTCAAATCGTCGTTCTCTGGCTGCTTCACGATCGATCTCTAGCTGTTCTCGTCTAGCTTCTTCAGCAGATCTTCGGCTAGCATCGATTGATCTGTTATTTTCTCGATCGGCTTTCAATTGATCTTTACGACTAGCTTTCTGTTGTTGTTTGTAATCATTGAATTTCTTAGAAATATCGATTGGTACAATTCGTTTAACAGAATAATCATTGTAATGATCGGAATAAATAACATCACCATAGATCGTTTGTTCTTGCTGGTTTTCTCCTTCTGGAGTATATTTGGCATAAGGTAAAATACGAGTGAACTTACCAATCATGTTTGTAGTAATCTTAATGTTTTTAAGATTCTTACGTGGTCTAATGGTAGTTACATGGTCAGTACCTCTTCGCCGATAAAGATAAATGGAATCATTCTCCCGTTTAACTTCACCACCAAAAACGCTTACAAGAGATTCCTTCTCGCCAACAAGAGTTGCCCAAACGTTTTGTGCTTCTGATACCTCGAATGGATGTACAGCACTAATATCCGACCAGAATCGATATCTGATATTATCCAATGCAGCCGATTGAATACCTGCCCATGCACTATTAGGATTTGCACCTAAAACTGTGAATGGTTTAACAACGTTTCCAGCGAGATCGTCGGTTATAGAAACCCCTTTTACAGTCATATGATTCGCTGCTAAATCAACCGCAGTTTCATAAATACGAAATGCATGGGGTTGATCATAGTCATTTGGTCTTGACAAAATGATCCGATTATGAACAATGTCAGTTATCCACTCTCCTTGAAGAGGATATACCAATTCAATCTCAAATTTTCCATTTCGAGCTTCGGTAACTTTACATTCCTCCGCGTCATGGAGGATGCCTATACCATTAGTACGAAACAGAGTTTCATCTTGTTCGTATAAAATAGGTCTCATACAAGAACCCTCCAGTTCGGTTTAAGTTTTATCAATTGTGGAGCAGCACCATCTGGTTTTGTAATCGTCAATCGATTTCGTGGATCCTTACCTGGATAAAGAACAAAGAAATCTTTACCAATAGTCTTGTTATTAAAGTTAGTAATAAGACTACGATCCTTCGCATAAACCGAATATGTCTCACAATCAATATATATATTTTCTCTATTAAGATTTCTTAAGGATAATGTTCGATCACCAATACGAATATCTAATTGTCCATAGACGCCAGTAAATGAAACAAGCGGTCTAGCAATGTATTGTGTTGGATTTGTTAACAAATAGCCATTAGAAACATTAATTTCAGGAGAATTTCTCACGTATTTGTATGGTTGACACTTCAACTTAGCCGTGAACGAAATACATCCTTCATAGTAATACTTATTTTCAAAAGTAAGCTCAGTTAATATTACCATATACTCATGATTTTCATCGAAATATGGTATAAATACTACCCATTCTCCAACACCTTGATTAAAGAATGTATAGATATCGTTACGAGCGTCTGATAGTGCAATATGATTATCTTTATGTTTGCGACCATCGTAGAAACACTTAAGCTCGAATTCGGTTGGCTCATAACCGTCATCGTCATAAGCCAACTCTCCTTCGAAAGCATTAGGTGCGATAAAAGAGACCCGTCTCTTTGGGGCTACGATATCTGGTCGATCCTGGATAAAGATATGGTGTTCTTCGGAGTCTAATCCGTTGAACGAAAAATAACCAGGTTTCATCACCATTTACCAGAGTACCTCCTCGCCTCTTCCTCTTCGATTTTCATCATCGAATTGTTTCATATGTTCTTGAACTTGTTTTGCAAGTTCTTTAGGATTAATTGGATGTCCACCATTATCCACAGACACATTAATATTGTATTCTTTTGTAGAATTATCAGTATTAACAGTTGTGGTTTGTCCAGCACTACTTCCAGGAGAATACACTGGGGTAGGAACTCGAGTGGCAGATCCAAGATTCAATCCATAATCTTTTGGTTTGAACTTATCTAGATTAGATGAGTCAATAACCGGTGTAATTGTTGGTGTATAGTTCATGTCGTCAACTGCAACATCCAACATATCGCCAACTTGGTTTACAGCACCAGCAACAGCTTCCGCCATTGCATTTCCATGTTTAACTGCATCCGTAGCAGCATCAGTAAATCCATTCTTAAATGTATCCTGCATTTGTTGGATTGATTTAGGCATCTCTTTATCAATACCCATAGCAATACCTTGAGGAATATACTTACCAACAGAGCTTGCAAATAGTCGGGATGGTGAATGAATTCTGGCAGCAGCTCTAGCCGCTTCATTGGCTTTGTTGATGATTCGTTGAGCAGCAGATTCTATTGAACCAACGTTAGCCCAAATACCATCAGCGATACCAGCAGAAATATACCAACCAACATTGTAACCATTAGATTTAGCAGTACCATTATATCCTGAAATAGTTGACATAATGCTATTCATGTTGCTATTTACAGTTGAGTTGGCAGTCTGCATACCACTTTGAATACTACTGTTGATTGTAGACATCATTGTGCTAATTGTATTCTGTGCAGTTGATGAGAAATTATTAAAGGTGCTTGTCATTTGACTAGTAGCACTTTGAATGTTCGCATTAACCTGAGACATATTAGAACGGATATTTGCAGATAATTGTGACATAGTAGAGGTTACAGTGCTCATAACCTGTGAAAGTGAAGCAGACATTTGAGCTGCGACACTTTGCATACTAGTTTGAATAGTTGTAATAACCCCTTGCATGTTTTGATTAACTGAAGTGTTAACAAGACCCATTGATAATGTAACAGCATCTGATACTTGGACAAATCCAGCCGATACAGAAGCAGCTAACATCGTAATACTTGTCAACATTGTCGTTTGAACAATCATCATACCCGTCAATACTGAAGTATTCATTGCCATCATTCCAATCATGGCTGCTTCGCCTAATTGAGTAAATCCTGTAGTAGAATCTGTCAAGGATGTAGCGAAAGTAGAGAATGATGTTTGAATAGTTTGTAATGATACATTCAACAGATCAAGGGCTGCTGGTAATAAACCAATAGCAGTTGACAGCAAAGTGATCGCATTTTGAATGTTTGTGAAGCTAGCCACAATACCATCCAATGTTCCTTGAACAGAAAGAATCTGAGCAGAGAAGATTGTGAACGCAGCAGCTACAATAGTCAAACTACTTTGTAATTGTTGAATTGGAGTCGCTAATTGTTGGAATGCCGCGGCTACAGGACCAATAGAACCTGAAATAGTGCCAAGACTTGTACTTAGAGATTCGAATGCTGTATTGACTGTTGGAATAGAAGATCCTATTGCACCAATAGAGCCTTGTAATTGAGCCATAGCAGCAGCAAGGATTAATAGATTACCAGAAGCACTACCTAGATTATTAATAGCATTACCTAGATTTTCAATATCAGTAATGAATCCTTGTAAGTTACCGGCCCATGCAGAACCGCCCAATCCAGCTACGGCTCCAGCAATAGCAGCAATACCTCCAGCGGCACCTACACCATTTTCGGCAAGTAGCTTAGCACCTTCGCCAAATAGTTTAAACCCTTCACCAGCACTTTTAGCAGCATCACCGAATGCTCGGATAATATCTGCTACTCCAGAAAGAGCGTCTTTAATTGCTCTACCAATCGATTCAAATATAGAACCCACGCCTTCAAGAGCAGTCTTAATAGCATTACCCACAGATTCGACGACAGTGCCAACACCTTCCATAGCAGTCTTGATACCTGCACCAACAGACTCAAATACGCTACCAAGGGCTTCAAGCGTTCCTTGAATTCCACTGAATACAGCTGTAATAATACCACCAATAGCGTTGACAATATCAACAATACCTTGAATAACTGATTTGATTACTTCACCGATTGTAGTGAAGATTTGACCAAGAATATTTAAGGCAACAACAATTGCATCTACAACTGCTTGTACAATTGGTGCTAAAGTTTGTACTATAATGATAATTCCTTGAATCATTAATGTCACAACCGGAGCAAGAATCTCAAGTGCAGCTACAATACCAGCAACTAAAACTTGAATTGTTTCGGCAATTGGCTGTAAAATAGCTGGAAGATTTTCAATAAGAATGCTTAGCACATCTCCAATGATCTGAATTATTGGCGTCAAGGCAGGAGCTAATTCTGTAATAAATCCAACAATCAATTGTAAAATTGGACCCATTACCGTAGCAATAGCACTTAATATAGGTCCTGCTAAATTCTGAATTAACGTTACTAGAATATTGGTTATAACCATGAACAATGAACTTAATGCAGGTATTAATTTATCTTGAACCCCCATTAATGCATTGGCCAAACTTTGAATAAATTGAACAGCGACCTCCACAGCAACTGTTAACAATATATCTAAGTTTTCTATAATACCTTTTGCTAATTCAGTGACCATTTCAACAGCAGCAGTTATTAATTTAGGAGCATTATCTCTAATACCATTTAATAAACCAATAACTAATTGCAATCCGGCGACTACTAAATATGGTATTAATTCTACAATACCAGCAATTGCGGCCTTAATAGTGGCGACTAATGCGGTCACAATCGTTGGCGCATTAGCGGCGATAGCTTGAATGAAATTAACGAATCCTTCAACAACTGTTTGAAGTGCCTGAGGTGCAATAGCAGCCAATTCCTTAATACCCATTACAAATGCCAAGAAACCAGCACCAGCAATTAATACGGATGTGGCTGCCATCAGAGAAGATATACCAAATGTAATCAAAGCTCCAGATAATGCCGCTAGACCAGGAGCTACTAATTGCGCAAGAGCTCCAGCAGCTAATAAGATTGCTAAGTTACCAGCAAGAGCTAACATTGCAACTCCAACGGCAACTAAGTTTAGTGTTGATAATAGCATAATTGGTACGGCAATGGCCATAAGACCAGCAGCAAGTACTAATAATTGCGCGGATCCACCAAATGAGCCGAATTTATCAAGAAGAACTGACATACCGACAAGTAAACCGAGTGTGACCCCGATTGCAACCGTAGCGGCTGCAATTCCTTGCCATGGTTGAGCGGCAACTTTACTTAAAGCCTCTCCGACTGCATATAATACTCCAGAGAACACAGCAAGACCACTTAGTGTTTGTAAGTCTAGGTCAATATGTTTAACAGCATATGTCACACCAATTAATGCGAGCATAACACCAGCAATACCACCAAGACCAACTAACATTTGTTGCCATGATAATTTACCCACTTGTTCGAGTGAAGTCCCGATAGCGTATAATACACTACCAAATGAATTAAATACATATTGTAATGATACAAGATCTGACAATGAATCTACAGAACCATTAATGATCTTGACTGTAAATGCCATAGCAATCATTACACCACTCATTGCGGCTGCGGCGGCCAAAAGACTACCCCAATCGAATACTGCCAGTCGAGCGAGACTAGATGTTATCTGAACCAATATACCGGTTAGAATCAATAGCGATCCTGCAGCGGCTAAATTCATATGAACCTTGTTCATTAATGTAGATACTGCAATTAGAGATAACATAATAGCGTCAATACCAATAATACCTTTGAGTATTTGACCAATTGACATATTAGAAAGCGGCTCTATAGCCTTAACTATTAAGAATATAGCCCCACCAATTGCGGCAATACCTAGAGCGGCGCTCATTTTTGGTTTAGCTTTTTGTATAATATAACTAGCAGCTATTAAAGAAGCCAGCAATAACTCTACTCCGACCATGGCTTTAACAAGTGACATAACCGGAATATTAGCCAATACTTCTACAGCTTTCACAATAACATATAGTGAAGCAGCAAATGTTATTAAAGCAGCCAATGCAGATTTATTAACTTTTACTTCTTGAATTATTCGAGCAGCGGCAGCTAATGAAACTAATAACACAGAGACAGCAGCTGCTGATGATGCCATAGCTATAATGTCTAATTGTGCTAAAATAGCAACCGATTTTACCAAGGATCGAATAGCAATAGAAAATACTAGCAATGACATGATTGCTGATGTATTAATTTTAACCTCATTCAGAGATTTAGCCGATTTAGTTAATGCCATTAATAAGACTCCAACTGCAATAACAGACGGAATCATCTTCTCAATATCTAATTTAGCTAATTTAGCAACTGACCATATTAATACTCGTAAAGAGAATGCTAATACAGTTAATGATTTAATAGCGGTTGGTTTGATATCAACTTTTTCCAATGATTTTACAACTTTTACCAAAGTCAGCATTAAAACTTCCAATACAATCATAGAAGGAATTAATTGTTCGATACCAATTTCAGATATTTTCTTCAATGCACCAACCAAAATTCGGACTGAAAATGCAATAGCAATCATTTTGAAAATATTCTTTTCGCCACCTTTGAGTTTATCCATGGCTTTCATCGCCTTAACTAACCCAATCATGGCTGCATATAATCCTGTAATTGCTGTGGCCAAATCATCTTGTGGTATTTGTGCTAATTTCATCATAGCACCAGCCAACAATCGAATAGCAATAGCGAATCCGATCATAGTTCCTATTGCGCCTTTTGGTAGTGCCGATATAGCGCCTAACACTTGCATGGATTTCATCAATCCAAACATGGCAGCACCCATACCTATCAAACCTTTTGATAAATCTTTCATATCAATTTTAGATAATTTGGATATGGATATGGCCAATAGAAATACAGCACTAGCAATACCTACCAATAACCATACTTTAACACCTTGTGAGAACATATTAAGATTATTCTTAAATGTATCTAATACGCCTCCGGCTTGGTCTACCATTTCTTTACCATTATCGGTAAACTTAGTGAACGCATCTTTTATTTTACCAAACACCGTATCAAATATAGATGTATCGGCGCTCTTAAATGCTATCCACTTGTCAAGAGCAAATAATCCAATAATAGCTTTTATAATACTTGCAATATCAAACGATACGAATGCATCTTTTAGCCCTTCATATCCCGATTTGAAAATATTAATCAATCCATCCCAAGCACCAGATATTTTAGAACCAATACCGGTAATAGCGGATGCTATTTTACTTCCGATGTTACCAAACATGTTTGCAGCACCATTAAAAATAGACTCTGCGTTTCCAAAGGGATTTGCTAATCCTGAAAGTTTTGCGAATAATCCGCCTAAAACAGTTCCGATAGCATGGACAACTTTACTAATGGTCTGGCCTATAATTTCAAACTTATTAGAGGCAAGAACAAATTTCTCTATAGCTAGAACAAATTTTAGCATCTTACCTGTAACATCAGCCAATGATATAGCGACTTTTACTAAACCTTTACTATCCCCAAATGAATTAAATCCTTTTAGAATATCTTTGATAATAAAGATGACAATTCGGCCCAACGTAACAATGATATTAAATACATTAGATATGGTTTTACCTAAATTATAAAATATTAAGTGGGCATTCGTGCTACTTCGAATTGCTTCTAAGAATCTGGATATAGATTCAGCAGCGGTTCTTATCGGTAGTAGGATACTTCCTGAAGTATCGCTAACTGATTTCATACCACTAACTAATGTTTTTAGAACAAAACCAATTGTTAGAAATACCTGACCCATCATCTTACCAATACTTTCAAATGTATTGAAAAGTAATAAGTTATTCTTTAATGCATTAGTGATATTTTCAATTGTTTTAGTAAAATTGTAAAATACTTCGGCGTTTGTCTTGTAATCCCCGATTACAGATCGGAATCCTTCACGATATTTCGTCATTGCTCCGAATACAATTTGGAAGCTATTTGCTATCGAATTAAATAGACTTTGTTGTCCACCCAAATCTTTCCAAGTTTTCAATAAGGCATTACGATAGTTACCAAGACTTAGAGTCATTCCTGTGACCGCATCTTTATAAGTACCTTGGTCGTCATTAAAGAATGGGTTTACAACTTCACCAATCTTGGTCCACATATCTCGAGCTTCTTCGAATCCACCCAGGAAATATTCCCAAGTAGTTGCCCATCCAGAACCGATAGATTCTTGAACAGTATCCACCAATTGTCCGAAGGATTTAACTTTTGTAGCCGCATCAAGCATAGATTGGTCTTCTGAGAACTCTCGCAAAGTCTCCAACAATACATCTGCGGTTAACCAACCATCTTGAAGTGACTCACGAAATGACTTGGTCATGTTTCGAGCATGGCCTAATTTTTCAGCAGTTTGTGTTAATCGATCTTGGAATAACTTACCACCCATACCCGCATTTACTACAGAGTTCCAGTCCTGGAGACCGACTCTACCAGCAGCAAGTGCTTGCGATAATTGATACATAGCTGTAGATGCTTGTTGTGTGTTTGAGCCAGATGCAGCCGCCAAGTTTGAAATACCCTTGATGGCGGTTCCGGCTTTATCCAAGCTTACACCGGCAGCAGTGAACGTACCGATATTTCGTGTCATATCTGCGAATGAATAAATAGTCTTATCTGCATAATCATTCAGTTCTTGTAATGAACCAGATACTTTTCGCATTCGAGTGGAGGAGTCTGGAATCTCCCACTCGGTATTTGTCATGATGGTTTGAATTGAGCCAAGTTTATCTTTATACTCTCCAAGACCATCCATAGGGCCTCTAAAGAACTGTCCTGTAAAGTTCATTGCTTTCTGGACCATTCCACTAAGAGCATTACCAACAGCAATGTTCATAACGCTCATAGAATTACTCACAGAGGACGCAGCTTTCTCAAATGCAGCTGCTAAAGGTGATGCGTCAAATACAGCTATCTTATTGTTAAGTCCGTCAATAGATTTTAATGTGTTAGGAAATCCTTCGTGATTATCTGCCTTCTGGAAAATACCTTTTAACCGTGACAAGATGTCAGATGTACGAGAAGTACGATTCTCAACATCTGCATTCATCTTCTCAATAGCGTTAGATGCACCAGACATATCAATTCCTTGGGTGCTCTTTTGGAAAATTCCTTTAAGGCGAGATAGTAGTCCCTCTGACTTTGTCGTGGATTTTGAAATCGTGTCCAACATCGCTGACATATCAGAATCAATATTTTGCGCCGCAGACTTTCCGTTAACAGTATCAAAGGCTTTCTTTAAACGATTTAAAGCATTAATAGTATCTTCTACGTTTTTAGTAAAACCTTTATTGTCTAAGGAGACGCGAGCAACTTTTTCATCTACATATCCGCTCATAGTTTACCTATACTTTCTTTTTAGATAATTCTTTAAACATCTTCAAAGCATCACTATTAGCAGCATCGATAGCTGCCGTTTGCGTCTTAGCTTTCTTATTAATGTTCTTAAAATTAGTAGAGATTTCTTTTAATTTTTGACCCAAAGACTTTTTATCTTTAAAGCTAGCAGCTTTTTGTGCTTTCTTAGCCGCTTCTGCCTCCATAGATTCTTTCATCCGACTAGCAAATCGTTCAGTATCTTTTCTGTGAACTTCTCTTACTCGATCTGTAACTTTCTTGCTAGCTTCTTTAATTTTATTAGTATTATTCACACGAATATCTCTAGTCTTATCTTTTAATTTCTTGCTAGCTTCTCGAATTTTATCCATTTTACCTTTCTTTGGTAACATGTTGGATTCTCGAATTTGGTTCATTGTATCTAGTCCAGATTTAACAGCATCCATTTTCTTTTTAGCCATTAAATAATTTGCACCTTTATAACCAGCATAAGCTGCTAAAGCAACTCCACCTACAATAGCAGCCTTTTTTAACTTCCGTTCGACATTAGATCTTCGAATAGCTTTTGCGTATGCAGTGTTTTGGTCATAACCTTTGGCCATATATTTATTTGTTAAATGAGCCACTCTATTTCGTTGACCCCACTTCATACCTTTTACACCGAAGTGTTGTAATGTATCATTCATAGACTACGCTCCTAACTAGTTCAATAACTTTCTAGATTTATTACCAATTTCACTTTTAGAAATAGAATTAGTTACATCCTTAATCTTTCGTCCAGTATGACTTTGAGAAGCATTTGCAGCGTTAAACGCATTTACAAACTGCGCTTTTTGTTTAAATCGCTCTTGAATTCTAACGCCTTTATCATGGTCTTTCCCCCACATATTACGCAATTCTTTCTCTTGTTCTCTTAGCCTTTTATTTCCTTCTTTAATTCTAGCGAGTACAGCAGCATTTTCTGCTTTACGCAAAGCTTGTTTAGCTTGCAAATGTTTTACACCTTTATACCCTCCGTATGCAGCCAATCCAGCTAAAGCGACGCCTCCACCAATAAGCGCAGCTTTTTTTAGTTTTCCTTCTGTATTAACACGTTTCTTAGCTTTTTCTCGAGCTGCTTTAGGATTATAACCTTTTGAAATATATCTATTAGTTAAATACTCTTTACGATTACGATGTCCCCAACGCATACCCTTAATTCCGAAATGTTGGATAGTGTCTTGGGTATAAGAAATTTCTGCATTATATGTCATTGTAAGTACTCCTTCAATATTTTATCAATAGTAGCTTTATAAACTTTATCGATTGTAGTATCAATATATGGTTGTGGAGGAACATATCCTCCCGTACCAGTACCGTGTCCATAGTGAATGATAATCGCGATGTTCACATTATCATTTACATTGGTGTTTATAATCTCAAGCTCTTCTCCCCGATTGGTATGCTTAATAACATAGTCCCAGCTATCAGCTGTCTCTCCAGAATCTTTTGGTGTAGCTGCTTTTAGAGCCGCCACTATTTTCTGACCAAGAGGGTCTAAAGAACTCTTTCGATTCTTTTTGAGAAATTTTTCAAGATCATCAAACGATCCTTTACTATCAAAATAAAACATAAGCTATCCCTCTTTCAAGTCTTGTTTGTGTTTCTCTTTTAGATATTGTTTATAGTCTCTATATGAATCTTTTAAATCACGTTTCTCTTGTTTGTATTCTCTTTTTGCCCCATGACGTCCTGTTAATTTGTCTAAGGCAAAAGATCCGGCAACTCCAGAAACACCGTATTTAAGCATATCAGCATTACGTCCTGCCACACCAAGAGCTAAAGCTGCAATCGCAGATTTTTTAAGAGCGCGACTATACAATTCTGGTCGATTTTGTTTGTACTTGATTTTGGCATTACGTAATTCACGTTTATACGTATGATGCCCTTTTACTCGATCAACTAAATATCGTGATCGTACTCCCCATTTCATACCTTTGATTCCGAAATGTTGGATAGTATCAATGGAGGATATAGCAATGTATTTATCACTCAATCAAGTTTCCTCCTCTGTTCTTCTTGACGTCTACGTTCCATGATAACACGACGATGTTCTTCCATAGCTTCTGCTCTGGTCATCTTCTTAGGCGGTTCTTGTAGAGAACCAACACAATTTAATAACATAATGAGCTTGTTCAAATTTCTATCTTCCCACGAAAACGGAATATGATTCAATGCCATGTGAGCATAAATTATCTCAGATGTAAATATCTTCTTTCTACTGTATCCAGCTGCGGCAGAACCTTGCGATTTTGGTAATGTTGTAGCGGATGGTGTATGCTGTAGATATGCAACGATAGCGTTATAATTCTCTTGTGATAATTTTGTAACGTCTATGTCTTGATCGCAGATACATTGGATAAAATCTAATATGTCCTCAGGGGCAATATTGTCAACATTATCTATGAAACGTTTTTCATGTTTCGTTTCCCACTTGTCAAGATTTTTAAGCGTGTATCTAAATGTCACTTCTCGACCCGGTTCAATAATAAATTCCTGTTTATCATCATCCCATAACTCAACATCATCAATTCTCAATGTCAAAAACTCTGACGCCATAATATTCACACCTCAAAAAATTTAAAAATAAAGGAGGCGTGCATTGTATACACGCCAACCCTTATTAAGCTGGAGCAGAGACAGCGTTCTCTGCTTTGTTCAAACCACGGATATGTGAAGTAATTCCTGTAACGAAATTTTCTAACACTTTACGAGTTTCATCGTGGAAGTCTTCAATCAATGCTTCATAAGCAAGTGATTGTACAAACTCTTCACGAATTTGATCATTCTTGATGAAACGTTTGCCGTCTTCGGAGCGAATACCATAAGCAGTTAGGACAATATCATTAAGCAATTCGTACATCTTTTCAAGATTCTTATCTTCGATAAGTTTCTCGATGTATTTCGCCATATCTTCTTTTCCGTAACGACCTTGCAATGCTACAAGTTCCATACGGCTAAGATTGAAATATAGGATTTCGTCTTGGATGTTTCCATCGAAATCTTCATACTTTACTTTTTGTTTTAACATTTGTGAATACCCCTTTTAATTAATAATTATACCAACATCGCAATGATTTGTTGTGGTGTCGGAAGATATGCATCACGTGATTCTGTTCCGTAAATAGCCTCTTCGATTTTAGCCAATTTAGCAGCATCGACTTCATTAGAACGGATAGTTAGAACAGAAGCAGGTTTCTTACCAGGAATAGGTACTGGTGTTGAAGTAATGCTCCATGATGGGTTTTGTGGTTCTGGACTATCATTCACAGTCGCATGTGAGCGTTCTGATGGAGCAGCTTTACATCCGTACCACAAATGAAGTTTGTAACCGTACTCATTACCTTTAACATCGTTACCGATGATTGATTTGAATGCGAAACCAAATGATTTACGGTTTTGTTGATGTGCTGTAACACCTTTAGCGATTGTTGCCATACCATCACATTCATCAAACTCTTTTGGAGAACTGAATGCTTCGATAGTACCTTCAAATTTCTCAGCACCAGTAAGTGACAAGTATTTAATGTTGTCAGCATATTGGTCATTTGATTCTGCACCTGATGGAGATTCGTTTGCTGCAGTGATACCATTCCAAGCTACACCACGAGGATATGATCCATCGTCTGCTTGTACAAATAGAACCGCATTAGAGACACCAGTCTCATAAAAGCGTTTCCCAAGTTCGTCAAATACTAATTTAGCCATTTGATAAGCCTCCTGTATTAATTGTTATAAGTGTGTGATTCATATTATCACTAATGAATTCACTATTGTAATAGCAGTATTGCTCTTCGATCAGAGCTTCAACCACTGGTGATTCGACACGCTTATCAATCACAGTAATCTGATACTCTTCATGAGTATGATATCTAAGATTATCAGCATGTCTTTGACGTATTGCTTTTCTCCTGTAAATGATACAAGGATATGACAATGTCGTCTTTCCTGTGGGATTGTAGTAGAGACTATAGCTCTCGCCCGTTTTCGCTATTGCTTTCTGAATGCAATCCCGGATAAGCATCCTCTTGCTCATTATAGACTCCTCCTAGATCCACAAAAATTCTAGGTGCTTTTATGTTGTAGGATACAACTTTCCATTTAACACCTTGGAACTTAACATAAAGCAAATTTGCAATATGTTTCATAAGAAATTGATTGGCAACGATAGAAAGCTGGTTGGTAATTGTGATGTTGTCTATTGTAGATTTGTCCCCATTTTGACGACCGTATCTATTCTGAACGACATCACCCTTAATGATCTTAGACACCAATTGTGGTTCATAGACATCAGGTTCTACCTCGACATCTTTCAATCGAAAACCAGCTTCACCGCTGAACTTCATTCTTATCCTCCAGGAACTCCTGCACGAGCAGCTTCAGATCCAGCTGCGGTACCTGCTGCAGGTTTCAAATAAACGGCTGCTTTAGCACGAGTAAGGGCACCAGACAAGCGAGTTTCGATCAAGTATTTCTGTTTGTTGTAGTCGATATCAAAGTGTTCGAATGTATTCACTTCACCACCACGGTTAGTACCGATTTGGTAGTCAGCAAGGTTCACCATGATCAATTCTTCAGGTTTCAAGAAGTTTGTTTCAACGATTTCAGCAACACCAAACAATGAAGCAAGATATTCTTTAGTTGCAGGTTGTTGTCCACCGAACACCCATTGTTCGTTCTTGTTACGCAAGAAGCGAAGTTTTGTCAAGAATAGAGGGTTGATGTACAATGACGGCATACCTGATCCAAGCATCTTAGTCTTTTGTTCAGCGACTGTTTGGAAGATATCCAATAGCATGTTTGGATTGTAAGTTGCTTTGATTGTGTAGAAGTCATCGTCTTTTACGATTGGACGAATGCGATCTTCTTTGATTTTGTTTGCATCACCTGTTTGACGACCATCTGATACCAAGATTGCTTGCGCAATTTCGTCGTTCAGTTTGATACGCATTTCTTGGTTGAAGAATGCAGCAACATTCAATTGTTGACCAATATCGATAGCATCGTCACGATCAATAGATTGTTTTTTATAGATCGTTTGAGGATCTGTTTTACGAGAAAGGAATGAAAGAATTTGTTCTTTCTTCTCAGTTCCTTTGATATAACCTTTAGCGCGAAGTTGTTCATCAGTCAAGTCAGAAAGGTCTGTCATGATTGATTTAACAAACGCAGTAGGAACTTTTGTTACGCGGCTAAGAATATGTTCTGTAGCAGTGTTAGGTGAGTAAATTACTTGAACACCATTTTGTAGTTGGTGATCCGGGAACAACAATTCAATATTGTTCATTGAGTGTTGAAGAACGTCACCATTTTCCATTTCAGCAAGTACTTGACCTACTTTACGGCCTGATTTCTGAGCGGCTTCAAGAGCAGCCGTCAATGAATGACGGATTTCTTCATCACGATTAGGTGCAGATTGTTCGAATGCATTGTAGTGCATAGTTTGTCCTCCTAGGGCAGATTGTTCAATGTTGTCATCTGAATCGGTATCAGAATCGACTTCTTCGTCATCAGATTCAGCAAGTTCATTAAGAACTTCAGTTACACGTGCATCAACAGCTTCATCAAACTGTTCGTTCACAGTTTGTTCCATGTTTTCAAGGGCTTCGTTTACAGAAGCTTCTGTAAGAATAGCAACGGCTTCTTGTTGGTCTTCATTAAGAGTCGCCAATACACCGTCCATAATGTCTGCTGCTTGATCATCATCTGCGTGTTGAATGCGGTCAAACAAACTTACTCGCTCTTGTCCAAGCAAGACATCATTTGCAGAATGTAAAAGTTGATCACTTTCCATAATGATTCTTTCTCCTTCATCGGGATTATCCGAGTGCGTTAACACTTCAGTAATAACAGCTCCCGGATTAGCTCCGGCAACTACAAGTGATACTTCATAGATGTTACCATGGATTACGTCATTATTTGGAGTACGCTTAATGCGGTTAGCTCCAATAGACATAGACCAGATATCTCCATGTTGTACAAGTTCTTTGGCATTTTGGGCATTAGGTGTATTATTAAAATAACCTTGTCCGTAAACACCTTCATCCGCATGGTGTAACATTACATGACCAATGACATTTTCAGGAGTGCTTGGGTCATGAGACCAAACAAGCGGAACCTTCTTTCCATCATTCTCACGGAATGCTCCATGACGGATCACGACACCATCGGTACACCGCATGTCGTTACGGGTTACATAACCCGCGAAATCATACTTGGGATGTTTATCCATTATACGATTTACCTCCATCATTATTTGCCGCCATTTTGAAGATCCTCTTCACTGTACTGAGGTACTTCCTCATAGTACTGTTGACCATCAGGGGACTCGACCGACCCAGGTATAGACACATCTTGTCTAGAATCCGAAATGTTAGGATTATACAATTGATCTGCCATTGGATCATCCATAGGACCATAACCAATGACTGCACGGAATTCATTAGAAGTAAGGATTCTATTTCTAAGAAGAGAATCTCCAATTGTTGCTAACTGACTAGTTGGAACCAACTTGAATGGATCACTGTAAGTCACGATACGATGACCTTGGGTATAGCCAGTCTTCGTGATAAATTTTCTTTGAAATTCTTCTTGAATTCGGGTTACAATCGGATCAATTGTGCGCGTATAGTAATTTTGCATCTGTTCGGCAGTAGCAGTACCATCGAATACCGCTTTTGTTAAACCGATTTGACTAAGTAATTCTTCAGTCAAATATTTAATCTCATCTATAAGATTGGAGTTGATTTGTCTATTCAACTGAGTAATCTTTTCATCAGCTGCAATATACGCAATCCCTAAATTGGAATCTTGCAATTGTTTCTCAATATCTTTGATACGACCATCAGCTTCTTGTCGTTTAATATCGTTTCGGACCGGAACTGGTAATTGGAGAATCATGTTCCATTTGTTTGCTACAGAATCCAAATCTTGTTTATCAAGAATTGATAATTTCTGAATTAAACGATTCATGGTAGGGTTGTCCGTTCCTAGAATATTAGCTAATGGGTTCTCAATGATCGCACACATTCGTTTCGGGATAATGATCTCGGAGAAATCACCCTTGTTTTCATTGTATACTTTCACTCGAACTTTTGTAGGAAACCATTCGATGACTTTACCAACTCGCATCGATTTGATGTCATATGAGTCGGAGCGCATAGGGTCAACAGTTGCCTCAAGTGGAACTGCCACAACGACACCTTCGTCAAATAAAGAATAAACCAAATCGTGGAAGAAGTCGGTGCTAGACTGATCCGTATTCATCTCCACTTCAAACAATCGTTGAAGCGCCGAGTTATATTGAACCTCTTGGTTCTGTTTATCGGCAGCTAATTTGACGTGTTGAAATTTAACCATAGATGCATCCATAGCAATTCGGTTAAAGATCATGGATGAAATTGATGATCTGGCATATGATCTTGACGGAATAGCATTATTTGGATTTAATGCTCTTGGCTCCGTTGTAAGTTGATATTGAGTTTGTGTTTCTACCAATGATGGTTTATTAGTATCGTTGGTAAACATTGACCAGGCATGTTGCAGTCCATCAGTAAAAATACTCATATACTCATACTGGCCTTTCTATACGAATAAATCAAGGTTACGTTTATACGCAACCCAGGCATCTATTAATGCTGCAACGTTATCGATCTTTTCATCGGCACGTTTTTTAGACAATTTATAGTTACCATTGTTATCTTGGATAGCGACGGCATTACCCATCGCAAACTTCATTAGTTCTTCATCAAATATGAGAAGACGTTCCATAGCCAAGTTTTTCAACTCACCCATTGGAACAGATTCGGTTTTGGCACCTTGAATAACCTTCTCAACACCAAATTCACCGTTATCTCGGGTCCATCTTTCTACAAATTCTCGAGCATTATATGGGTCAAACCCAAATGCATACACGATGTACTTGTGTGAATAAATCATTTCGGTCAGGTCATCATATACTTTATTCAAGTCTAAGACAACACCATCCATTACAATTAACGTTCCTTCAGCAATCAGTTCATCATAACGATTACGCATCGCTGAAGTTAGTTTCTTGAGTTTTGATTCGCAGACATAAGATCTAGTTTTTATACCAAATCGTCCACGACCAAGTGGAAATAGAAATGTGAACGCACAGAAGTCATCCCCTTGTGAAAGGTCAGCCCCCATTGCGCATTCAAGACCATCGAAGTTTTGGGGTCTATGTGGAATTGTTTCTTCATACACAAAGAAATAAGTATAACCTTCAACTGGGATACCAAAACGTTTAGCTAAAGTATCAGCTCTTGTTGCAGGTTGATTTTCGGCACGCTCTACTTCGTTTCTGTATGTTTCATAAGACACTGTAGCACCCAAATTAGGATTAGCTTTCAACCACATATCCGGATATGCAACTTCACGAACGTCATCTAATCGGTAATACCATATAGACACGTGTGGGTTGAAGTATCGTCCTTCTAAAATGTCCACCAATTCCATCTTGATAGTATCCCCTACCCCATCACGAGCTGTACCTTCTGAAGAAGTAGCTATGATAAGATAGTTCTCGTTCTTTGAAGCCCCTTGTTCAATGGCTCCAATTACATCCTCTCGGACTTCACCAGATAGCCATTCATCGACAGAGGCATATTTACAACGAAGACCTTGAAGTTTGTCAATGGACATCGGTCGGATCTCCAATAGACTATTCGTTGCGAAATTCTCTACACCCTTTTTAGTGGATGCCAAGAGCTGCTTCTGGGTTAAATTCCCAGTCATTTTAGAACCCTGGACCATGTAGCGAATTAAAGGACCTTTTGCACGGCTAAGAGCCGTTCGGAATGGACCCATAATTTCTTCAGCTTGCTTCATGGTAGGAGCAGCGACAATCTGGTGGGTTGTAGACGTATCAATCAACAACATGTAAGCTTGCATGTATGTTGAATACAATGATTTAGCGGCACCACGTCCTACTATTAAGTATTGTTTCGTGGTAAGTCGCTTGAATTTTGATTTTGTTTCCCATTTACCGAGCTTGGGATTGTATACCTTATCTTCGGAAATGTAGAACCAAGCGAGGGCGCATTCAGCCCATAATTTAAAGGACGGTAGAAGAGTAACATCACTACCATCTGTCAGAGTCATCTCATTTTCGCAAAATCTAACAAAGCCCTCAATCGCTTGATTATCATAGTAATAATCCGGTGACTCAATCAAGAAGTCGATTCGGTTCATTTCCAGTGACACCATCCGATTGACCGGAATTTCACCTCTAAGAACTTGTTCCTTAAACTTCATATACTCTTCCGGATAGCTCTTGTTTGACAGTACCAAAATGTCTATCTCCTATTTAAAAATAGCAATCGTATCTTTGATCTTTTGACCGTATTTCTGTTGCTTGTTACCTAATTTAGCACCTTCACTAAGAAGCTTCTTAGTGAATGGGGTATACTCATTTTTATCCGGTTGCATCATCAGGTCACGAGTAAATGTTTTAATACCCGTATCAATAACGGAATTTGTAGCTGCTTGTCCTAAAGCTTTAACGAAACCGCCACGATTATGGCTAGGTTTTCTAGTTTCTGCGATATGATTAGCACGCTTAACTTGTTCCGCAAAATCATTCTCCATGCGCAATCGTTCAGTAGCTTTACGAAGATCTGTGCTAGTCATTTGGTGACGATTATGGTATCTCATGTTCCATGCTTTACGAGCAGCTTTACTTGCTTTTCTTGCACTTCTAACACGAGCCCTTTCCGAACGATTCTTTCGAAAACCCCATTTCATACCTTTGATTCCAAAGTGTTCAATAATATCGTCGCTTTCATGATCTTTAATCGCGTGGAGTAGTTCTGGATTCATTAAGTCGTTCTGGATCATTAAACTTCTCCTTTTGAATAATTATACGATGCGCTGTGGATTGAAGAGATTTCTCTAAAGAAGTTAACACACTCCCTGCTGGAGGATCAAACTTGAGACGAATATTAATATAAATGAATTGTTTAACCAATCTCAAAAGATTTTGATCATCAATGTCTAGCAAACCTTTCCATTCTGCATCAGTATTCATAACAAAACTGTTGTTTACGAATGTCAGTTGTGATAGTTCACCAATGATACCATCCAATTCCATAATTAATCTTGAATCAAATCCTGTATCTTCTTCTGAAGCGAAATCTAACGTTGTCTTAACATCGTTAAGAATTGACATATATCCACCTCACCATAGTTTAGTGTCTCCAGGGCATCTTTCTATAAACACAAGAGATGGTTCATTTGTTTGACCGTAATGAATGATATTGTGGGTTCCGTAGGATGTTGTAATCAGTAGGTCTGGATTGAGAATGATTTCTTCTCTCCATTGTAATATATCATCCTCAATGAGAGGTATCATATGATGTACTAAAGGAGGACCTTCTATTTCTACACCAGGAACACCCAAGTCGTAACCCATATCACGAGCTATAACTTCTTCACGTAAATCTCGCCACATCCTAGACTTATAAAATTTATTTGAAATTTCTCGAGGCGATTGATAACCTCGATTGGCTAATGATAGAAAGTTTAATCTATCTCCAAAATCTTTAAATTCTAAAAGTTTGGAATACCGGAGATCTCTAAGCATAGAACGTTGTTCATCAAGTTGAAGTATCATATCGTTTCTGATGGAGCATAACCACGAATGGCACGAATAACTTCTTCGCTATCTCCTTTACCTTTCACTTCGCTGTTCAACAATTCAATCTTAGAATCATTCAATGTTTTCTTGGATCTTAGATTTTCCAACTGGAGTTCGTTTTCAATTGTACCGTATCGAAGTAATGCATTCAAAGTACTTGGTGCAATAGTTCCATCGGCCAGTTGTTTTTCTGCCAAGTCGAAAGCTTTCTTTGTAAGTTTTTGCATTCGACCATCTGGCGTTAGTGCTTGTCGAGGTATTACCTCATTATTTCTTCTCCGGCTCATATAGTGATACCTCCGGAGTAGAAGTTAAATCCTGAAGTCGGCGTAATTCTTGAACTGAGTGTTCAATATAATCTTCAGCTTGTTCCGCTGTTAATTTTACACCAGTCTCTTGAGCGAAGCTTAAAAGTTTGTTCATAGCTTCACGTTTCTTTTCATCATTCGGAATCAGTACTGAATCTAGTGATGATACAATGATCATTGCACGGTCTGCCAATGTCTGAATTGATTTGTTGTGAGTAACTGCTCCTAGGAGCTTCACAAGATTTACTACAACAGGAGCAACAATGATTAACACCGTAACAATATCAATAATTTTGTCAATGCTCATTCTTTAGATCCCTTTCTTTTAATTCTTCAACGTAGTCGTTTACGATTCTTGTAACATAAGAGTTGTATCCCTTTTCAGCATACTCGCCGTAAAGAGTTAAGACCTCATTCTTAGATAATCGACCAGATTGAATACCTGTGATAATCTGTAAACGAAGAAAGTCTCGCTCTTGGTTCCTCTGCATCTCTTGGAAACTCGTAGTTAAAGCATTGAGTGTGTTTTTAATACCCTCAATCTCTTCATTCTGTTTCTTCTCCAAGTTGGTCCACAACTTCTTGAAGACTTTAACACCGAAACCGATGATGGAGGCGCCTACACCAATGTAAACACCTATCTGTGAAAGAACTTCAGGAGATATTAACCACATTAGCAACGCTTTGAGGTGCATATACACATCATCGGGCATAGTTAGTTCTCCTTTCAAGTGACATCGACCACAGTTTAAAAGACCTAAATTGGACTTTTAAACCCCTCCGGAGAAATTTCAGAGA